ATGATAGCTCTCATTTTTGATATGTTAGTAAACCCTACATACTGCCATGTTTTAACAAATGCTCTGGTTCTACCATATTCCCATTTATCAAGCTCTGCATTCTTATCAATTCCTAATGTATGTTCAGCAACTAACTTAGGCATCCAGTTTTTGAACATCATGAATGAACTAAATATAGTATCTCTTCTATAGCCAGCTTTGTTATCTTCATTCATCTGACCATTAAGCTTTCTACCATACTCAACAATCATTGTTCTGAATTTAGCAAGCTCTGCGTCACTCACTCCTGGAATAACCACTTCATCATTTTCAATTGTAGCCACCTTATCCAATGAAGAAGATTCTTTTAAAGCTGCCACTCTTTCATCAAATGATTTTTCTAAAGCTTTTCTTTCGCTTTCAGATAGTCCTTTTCTAGCAGCTCTGTCTTGTTGTTTTAGGTATTGAATTATATTCACTATCTTACCATCTACCACCATTGAGTTATCAATAATACTCAACGCACTACCCATCTGTAATCTTCTCTCAGCAAATGAGTTAGTTGACATCATCACATCAGTGAATGTCCATGTAGATAAGTATTTACCAAGACCTTGTTTCTTAGCTATCTTTCTTCTTTCTTCTGTAGTAACATCTTCATTCAATGGTACAATAAGATCTAGAAGTCCTTTTTGTATTACACTGAAGTTATTTCCTGTAACAATTTTAAGATTGTTCTTTTGGAATTCTCCAAATGAATACATTGTTCCACTATTAACAAATGCTTGGAAATTGTATCCCATAAAGTTGGCTATAGCAATAAGAGGTTTAAGACCCACAGCAAGAGATCTAGTTAATGAGTCAGCATTACTTAATAACTTTTTAGCATTAACTGTCTTTGCTTGTTTCTCTTCTTCTGTTTTACCAAGCTTCTCTCCAAGATTAGCAAAACCAACGTTTCCTAATGAACCAAGATCTTGTCCTAGTTTATATAATCCATCATCAATGATTACTTGTAATACATCTGCATTCTTATTCTCTGCTTCATTTACACTAAGCTCTCCATCTGTAAACTGTACAGCACCATTCTCAACTATAAGACTTCCTTTAGCTTTCTCAACAGAATGTAATGTAAGAAGTGTGTTCTCTAAGTTCTTAGCACTTTCATATTCTAATAAAGACTTAACCCACATTGCTCCCACTTTATTAAGATCAGTAGACAATTGGTTTACAGCTTTATCTGTTTGAGTGAAATACTTAGGAATAGATTTCTTTAACTTACCTGTCTCAGGATCTATTTTAGAAACATTCTGTTCTTCGTTTATTCTAGTTTGGTAGAAGTCTGTCCACAAAGATTCTTTTGCTTGAGCAGATATATCATCTGTCTGTGCAAACTTCTGAAGGATTGTAGCTTCTATTAATGGGAAAAATGAACTTCCTTGTTTATCAAGGTATCCCATTTGTTTAGCTTTAGTATTTAAGTCAGTAAAGAATTGCCATACATCAAATGCAGCTTTGTTTTTACGTAGTGCTTCATATTCTTTAGATAGATGTCCATCTTCAATCATTGTTTCTCTGAACAACTGATTGAATCTGTAGTTATCATATCCATCAAAACTCTCACTATTTATATCTAATGAATCTCTTAACTTAGCTTTTCTCCAAGAGCGTTGTAATGCATCTTCTTCTCCATCATTTGAGAATACAGTTTTATCAAGATCTTGTATTCCTTTATCGATAGCTGCTTTAGCAAGTTTATCATACTCCTCAAGATTCATATTCTTTAAGAAGAACTTCTTATCTCTTTTCTCTCTAGCATCTTTTAATTCTTTCCAGAACTCAGCATCAAACTTCTTAATAAGATTTAATCCTGTTGGAGACATTGTACCAATCAAGTCAAATGCTTTAACTCCTTTTGCTGCAGCTTCTTCTTCTAATGCAATAAGTAATTTATCATACTGCTTCATCTTTCTTGAAAACTCAATGTTCACAAGACTCTTTGCATTCATAAGCATATTAGAAGCAAGCTTGATAATTTTAGCAGAAAGTCTAGATCCTTCTAAGAATGTTTTAGCAAACCCATCTATTTCTCTTTCAGCGTTAAGAATAGTTTCTTTTGTTGCATCTGTTGTAACTCCTTCTTTTAAACCTAAATGTACAGCATATTGGTTTTGTAATTGAGAGATTTCATTTAACATTCTACCAGCCATAGAAGATATGTGCTCTAACTCTTTTAATGTTTTCTTATTGTCTTCTGTCATTCCTTCTCTTGTATATTGAGAAAGGAAGACTTGGTCCATAGATGTAAACTTGTTAGCACTGATTCCATAATCAATTAAGTCTCCAAGCTTTTTGTCTAGCTCTTCTTTACTTATTGTATCATAGTCTATTTTAGCAAAGTCATCTAATGCAGTTCTTGCATTATTCAAGAATGATTTACCTACAGTTACTAAAGGTTCGAAGTTTAATTTAACTTGTAAGTTACGGATAGCATTACTTAACTTATTGATCTCTAAGATTTTACCATATCTATCTTCAGCAGCTACTGGTTTCTTATATAGTTTTTCCCATTGCTCTCTTAACGATTTAAGAAGAGAATCAATCTTAGGATTACCTGTAGATTCTGAATTGATAGCAACAGGAAGTAAGTATAGGTTTGTTTCTTCTAATGAATTCAACTTACCTATCTCCATAGATGTAGGAGAAGCAAATCCACTTGCAGGATTTCCTTCAACAAGATAGCTATAGTTCATTACAATAGGAATCATTCTAGCCTTTCTTAATTGATTAGGCTGTAATCCATAGTTGTAAAGCATCTTAGTGTACTCACCCATCTGAGCTTTCCAATCTTTTTGTTTACCCCAGTGAATATCTTCATCTTTACTCTTATTCACAGATGTAGTTTTCCAGTCAAGGATATCCACTTTAACATCTTGTGTACCATCTTCTTTTGTATAAGGTTCAATAGCCATAAAGTCAATAGCAGATGCAAGTTTACCTTTCACCTTTTGGTTAACCACCTTAGCTTCTAATATAAAACGTGTACCTGGTTTATAAGAGTTTATAAGCTCTTTAGTAAATCCTTCTAGTTTTGTTTGAATCTTAGGATCAAGTTTAGTTGCTATAGCATTAGTTAATGGTGTTGGTAATTTATATCCATCCTTATCAATAAGATTGTTAGTGATGTAATTATAAATGTAATCATGTATCTCTGTTCCCCAGTCTTTCTTCTGGTCATCTAAGAACTTCTGAAGATCTGTTCTTTCAGGAACAGTCTTTTTAAGTGATGCTGTTACAGAAGGAATCTGTTCAGGAAGATCATCAAGTGTGTAGTGTCTTGGTATCACTTTACCTGTAGCATCTGTAGTTTCAGCTACAGTTTTTAATCTACTAGCAAAGTCTTTAACTGTGTCATATAACCTATCTACAAGAGAGTTTTTAACTTGATAGAATACACCACCATTTTTTATATCAGAAGCAACACCACCTACGTTAGCAGAAGCTACATTACTAGCAGCTTGTTCAAATATATCTATGTTAGATTTGCTATACATTCCTTTGATAAAATCAAGAATAGCATACCAAAAATTCTCAATCATAGTTCTATCTGTTTCATTCATTAGCTCAGGGAACTGTGTAGAGCCCTCAGATTGATTGATAATCAATTCAGCTATAAGTTTATCAACAGCTTCTTTTTTAATCTTTCTAATGTCTGGTTTACCGTTAGATAGTTGATATGCTTTCTTACCTTTATATGCTTTTAATGTTTCATCATAGATCTTAAATCTACCTATTTTAGAAATCATTTCTGTAACAAGCTTTGGATTGGTTTGTTCTAATATAGCTGTAGCTACGTGCACTACTTCTTCTGTTAGAGCATAGTCTTCCATACCCTGAGCAATAGCTACTGTTCCTTTAATAAGATCAGCAAGTCCATTAATTCCTTTAGTCTGTACATCAGGATTACCTTTAAGATAATCTTCTAAAGATTGAATACTAATACCCATTTGTCTAGCAGCATTCTTTATTATCTCTATTGTTCTAGGAGAAGATTTAGATGCAGGCATCTCTTCTGTCTGTAACATTACATTACCTGTACCTACAAAGTTTTTAAATCCTTCTATATCTTGTTTATTACCTAGTATATGTATTTGTTCTGGTTCAAATACAGTATATGTATTAGCAACTCCTCTATATCCTCCAGATATTCCATCTTCAACATTATTAAAAATTATACTATCATTACTGTCATTTAATTTTTCTATTTCTTTTTTAACAATAGATAACATTTGATAATTATTACCTTCAACTATTAAAGGATTTTTACTATCTAATATAACAGAGTAAAGAGTTGAATCATCTTTTATATATTCTGAAAAATTAAGTTCATCATCATATTCTACAGTATCAAATTGTGTATCATTTTTAAACTTTTCAAATAAAGCTTTAGTTTTTTCTAATGATTGTTTTTCTAAATACTGTACATTTAAATTCTCCCTTCCAAAATAATTTAAAACAATATTTTGAAAATCTTGCTGTGTAATTGTATTTATATTATTACTTCCTAAATCTTTTTTAAAATAATAATAAAATAGCACATCATTGTAAACATTAGATTTGTCTAAACTCTGTTTATAACCTTGTGCAATTGCAGAACTATTAGAAAAGAAAAAACCTTTACCTTTAATATCAGCTCTTGTTTTACTTCCAACTAAACTTTTATCAAATTTATTAAATTTAGTATGTGTCCCATGATAAACAATATCTTTTAATTGACTATCAGGAAATATAGAATCTAAGTATGCAGAGTATTGTTCTTGTGTACCTACATTAGATAATTCAGGATTAGATTCAAATAATTTTCCCACTCCAGATTTTACATTTGATATATCTGATATAGCAGGAAAGTTATCCAACCCATTTTCTTCCTGCCACAAAGAAACCTTTGCAGCAAGAATTATTGGATTGATATTAGATTGTTCAGCTAACGCTTTAAACTCTTGTGAACTTCTATTTACACAGTGTGCCATATTAACATTCGTTTATTTTATTTTTTTCTTCATCTGATAAAGCATCCCATTCTTCTTGTGATAGGCTGTCAGGTTTTTCAACTATAGGTTTTATAGAATAAACATATCTACTTTGTGTACCATTTATAAAATTGGTTGAGAACTTATTATTCTTTTTAAAATCATTCCAATCTTTAAACCCTTCAGCTTTAGCATATTCCTCACCTGAAAAACTTGTATTAGTTTCATTAGATGTGACTAATATACCATCACCAATATATTGAACATCAAGCAGTCCTAAACTTTTTACTTCTACTTTACTTCCATCAGATAATGTATATACACCATCTTCTAATCTTTCTCTTTCAGTTCTATTAGTAATAGTTTTTGTACCTGATTTTATCTTAGCAATGTTATCAGATTGCATTTTTATTTCACCTATCACATCACTATTTGGTTGGATTGTAGCACTAACTATTTGTGTTGTACCTAGAAGAGCTAATTCGATTTCACTATCTTCCACTTCTCTTTCCACTTTCAAGAAACCATTGTCTAATACAGATGATCTAGAAACTGTTGATGTAGGATCTAAAGGAAACTCTTTACCATAAAACTCTTGAGCTCTGAATGAATCACCCCAAGCATTAATCATTTTGTATACATAATTGAAGTAGGTTCTTTCAATTCCATCTTTACCTTTGAATGTAGATTCTTGGATTAAAGGAACTCTCTCACCTTTTTCATTTATTCTGTACACCTTCTTGAACAATCCTTTATTTACATGAGATGTATCTCCTGTCTTTCTAGCTTTGATTCTTTGATTCTTAGTTATATTTTCTTCCCAACTGTAAGAAATAAAATCATCAGCTCCTTCTCTTGAGAACATAGAGAACACAATCATCTCAGGAAGTCCTTTATTTATTTTATCTGACAACTTTTTACTTAAGAATGCTCTTTCTGGATAATACCAATTTCCTGCTGCACTCTCTTGCATCTGTCCTCTCTTATAAGTAACAGTGTTAGGACTATTCCAGTTGGTTCTCTCCATTATATCTAATGTTTTGAAGTCAGCTAAGTTAGGAATATTTTCTAGATTAGACAATGTTTGATTGTAAAATTCTCTAAAATCATCATAAGGAAGAAGGTTAGTGAAAGCAATAGGAGAGTTTGTAAGTCCTGATTGTATTACAGCTAGTCTAACAAGCTTACCATACAAGTCTTTCTGCTCATCTCCAAGCTTTTCTTTTAACTCATTAAAGCCATAGATAATCATATTCTGATCATATATCTTATTGCTCTTTCCTTTAATAGAAATATTATCTGGACTAGCAATTAACAGGTTCATGAATCTCTTAATCTCTCTAGGTCCATAAAGTAATTTTTCTAATAACTCACGACTTATGTTTTCTCTTTTATATACATTACCATCTCTTAGTTTGTATTCATCTAATACAATCTTTCTACCACTCTCTAATTGTAAAGAGTTGATAATCATGTTATTATGTAATGGATGATCTTTATCTTTCATCACCTTGTCTCTAAACTCAATGATTTGTTTAGCCGCACTCTTCTCTGTTGAGGTGCCTAATAATATTTTCTTAACAGAGTTGTTAAGCTTTCTATCATTCTGTACAGCCCAATCAAAAAGATCATTCACTGCTTTCTGAGACACTTTAATAAAATCTCTATCAGGTAACTCTGAATAAGGAATTAATACGCTCTCCATAACTCTTCTGATATTCTTTCTATCAGAGATTAATATTTCAGCAAATGCATCACGTACATCATATATAGTATTAGCAAGAGGTCCTATGAAAGAATTCTTAAGAATAGCATCTACAGCAGGTATCACATTACCTTCATTATCTATAGAAGAGAATATAGTTTTTTGTGCTTTCTCTACTTGTACTCGCTTCTTAGTTATTAAGTATGGATCATTAATTGTAGCTGTATCAAAGTTAGATCCTTGTGTTACTTGGAATAAATGATTACCCATCATAGCATATTTCAAGAACTCATCTAATATGAATTGTTGTTGAGCTAACATCTTAGGACTATTCTGCATATCTTCAGCAGTCATACCAACCATATCGAATAATTCTTTTTCACTAGGAATTGTATCTATAAATACATTATCATCTGTTAGATAATCATACTTAGCATCGCTAACAAACTTATCGATAAACAACCATGAGTATCCATTATTCTGAATTGTTTTTAAGTAGTCACGAATAATTGGTTGGTTCATGAAGTAACCCACTGTATTAATAGGTACACCAAGTTTAACTAATAACATCCATGTAGAAGCAACGTTAGGGTTAGCTCCCATCTCCATAATCCAAGGACCTTTAGAGATATCCACATATCCATCAATGAACTGTCCGATAACATCGGATATATAGTTTTTACCATCAGCATCTTTAATCATAGATAGAGTGGCACGTTTAACTCCATTAACTACAACTGAGTTGTATTTTTTGAAATTAACTTGACCATCACCTAACCATTTTTCATCAACAGGATCAATAACTGTTTTCAATTTAGTTGGATCAACATAAATAAGACTACGTTGGTTTTGAGAGTGATTAGTTTGATTCACAGCAGCAATACCAATTGCATACTTACCTGTAACGAATGCGTGTCTTAAGTTAGTCATGAATGATCTACTTAACATGTTTCCTACAGAACCATAGTCAATCTTAGTTCTACCAAGTTTCTTACTAATCTTATCAGTTAATTCTTTAAGTTGATCTGCAGAGTTAGGTTTGATTAAGTTCTCGAAGTTAAGATCGTTAGAGATTAATTTCTGTAGAGATATCATGTACTCATTCTCTAATGACTGATTGTAAAGATCATTGATTACATCTTCTTTTTGTAATGAATACTCTTCAGCAAAGATAGCTTCTAGGATTTTATCTCCACGCTCACCTCTTTTTAAAAGATCTTTTTTAGAGTTTAAATACTCATTGAATTCTCCTTTGTCATATAGCTCACCAAACTTCTTAATAGCTTCTTCACCTGTTCCTAAGTAAGGAACCACTTTAGGTTTCTTATCATTTCCAGGATAGATGTTTTTCAAATAGATTGACAACTTATCGATATCAAAATCCGAACCAGCTTTCTTAACAAGCTCTGAAGGAATAACTACTGAGTCTTTATAACCTTCTGGTAAGAACTTAGCTATCTCAAATACATCAATAGAGTTTTGTTTCTGTGTTGGGATACGGAATGCCACACCCATAATAGCTTCAAATTGTTTCTTACCTTCTGGATCATTATTGAAATAATCCATAAGTTCTTCATCAGACATATCTGATTTAAACCATTTAGCTACCATTATCTGGCAAACATTTATTGTCTTACCATTCTCATTTCTAGTGTAGAACTTAAGTAGGTTAGAGCTATAAACATTCTTACCGTTAACTACTTGTTCTCCAGGTCTTTCTGATTCTAATAATGTAGATGGAATCTGCACTTTCATACCTCCTTTTATTTTAGGAGATACAACATTTTTATTAGCAATAGAATATAGAATGTTTCTGATTTGTTGGTATGCAGGAGTAGCTTCAAGAACAGTGTCTCCTGATTCAAATCCTCTGAAAGCATCAGTGATATTATCATTAACTTCTCTCTTTAAGATTTCATCTCTTAATGTATCAGTTAGTTTCTTAACATTGCTTATTTCAAATCCTTTAGCTGTTTTACTTAAACCAAGTTTTTTAAGAAGAGATTTATATCCTTGCTCTATCTTAGCCTCTAACATATCTTGATTATGTTTGATGTCTCTGTAAAGCTCAGACTGTTCTAGTTTTTGTTCAGGAGATAGTTTTAGCCATTTGATAAATCTAGCATTGAAGTCTTTAGTGGTAGTATCAAAATCAATTGGTACACCAGCTTGCATAAAATCTAATGTAACAAGTTTAGTAATCTGAGATCCTTGTGTTACATAGTTAGATTCTTTAGAAGGAACTTCTGCTTGTACACCCATAATAGAGAATGGTATATTTGAAACAGCTTGTTTTGCATATATATCATTCTGAGCATTAGCATCTTCAAATGGTGTTTCATCAAACTTACCATTCTTATCGTATAGAGGAGATATCTTTTCAGCACCCACTTTACTTCCTGATTCATATACAGCATAATCTACATTCTCATTTAACATCTTGTCATACAACTTGATAGCATTTGAGTTTGGATTCATCTTATGAAGTAGTCTAAATGATAGAGGAAGCAATGCAAACTTATGTAACACAACATCATTATAATCTCTACCATCCATTTTATTACCAGATACAATAGGTTTTCTAGGAGTGTATGTACTTGCTACATCAGGACTGTTTCTATCAAACTTATCTAGTTCTCTTTTAGTTGCTCCAGCTTTAACCAAATCATAATAAGCCATATCATGTCTATACTGAGCTTCATTGTCTTCAGTCCATTCTCCAGAACGAATTCCAAATACACGATTAGCTTTATCAAGAATGTATCCACCACCATCAGTTTCTGCATATGGATCATATCCTTTAAGATCACTAACACTTAATACATCACCAAGAGTGATTGCTCTGAAATAATCTAATGTCATATCAGTGTAACCAGCATCTCCAGGTTTGAATCCTTTGTTGTACACTTCATTAAGTGCAGCATTAACATCTTGAGATCCAACCATAAGAGCTTGTCTAGGAGAGTTGAAGTTCTTAATACGTTTCAACTCATCACTATACTGATAAGGATCAGAATAAAGAAGCTTATGCATCTCTATGTTAGCTATCATATAGTTTACAGATAACACTTGAAGTTTGTCTTTTAAAGTTTTATCTGTTAGTTCTATATCATCGTTAAAGTTTATATCATCAATAGTTAATCCTTCAGAACCAGAATAAACTATACCATACCCTCTAAGAAGATCTTCTGTCTGTAAAGCATCTTCTTTAATGAATGCATCTACAGCAGCATTTATCTCAGATGCATATCCTTTGAATCCTTTTGAAGGATTTCCATTGTATAATTCTTCAGAAGTGTATTGTGAGTTAGTTGACTTCATGATTTTGTTATGAAGCTCTTCTCCTAATATTGCTTTAAAGAAACGTAAGTCTGTTGATTTGTTTCCTTTACCCTCAACAATAAAACGTTCATCTCTGGCAAGTTCTACTTCAGATAAGAAATAGTCTCTGAATATTTCATGATAATCTTTATCTAAGAACTCTTGATTGTCTATGAAATTAACCATCTTAACAGCCCATTCAATAGCAGCATCACCAGGTACAAGATTTAAATAGTATCCATCTAGGTTAAGATTTATCTCTTGAACTATTCTTTCTTTAGCTGTAAGCTTAGAACTTTCTTTCTTCTTACCATTACGTTGGTTATCTGTACCATCAATATATACAGACTTCATTAAGTCTTGTGTATTACTGATACGTTTACCTGTTCCTTTTGTAGGATGTAAGTTAAACATCTTCTGCATCATTACACTTCCTTTAGCAAATGCATCTGTACGTAAGTATTCGTATTGTTTGTATGCAGGATTACTTGATAGTTCAGTGATGTTATTTAATTTAGAAAGAACATTATGTAAATTACTTAATGCATTTACACCAATATAAGTTTGTGTACGTTCTCCATTCATATTGAAATACGTACTCTCGAATCCTTTATTTTCAATGATAGCTCTTGTAAGTCCTAGTTGCATTAAACGTTTTTCAATATTTAATGTTCTAGGAGTTAACACTGCAATACCTCTAGCTATCTTTCCTTCAGCTTCATCCTTAGCAACTTCTTCATCAGTCTTAGCCTTACCTTGATCATTCAGTTGAGTAAACTGATTTTTAATACCCTCTACAGCATCTGTAAAGTTTAATAACTGATCATCTTTTAATTTTTTTAATGCTTTAATGTCAAACTCAATACCTAGTTCTTTAAGAAGAGCTGTATAAGTTGTTAGGTCTGAACCACTCAATGGCATAGATTTAATCTTATCTGTAGCAAAGTATCTTCCTGTCTTAGGTTCATAAGAGAAATATAAAGACTTATCTTTAATCTTATCGATCATTTCATTAGTCATTTCATATTTAGCTTGCTTAGCAGCACTAGTTAATGTTGAATCACTAACTACCACTTCTCCACCAGGAAGAACAAATACAGAAATAGCATCAGCATTTTGGCTCTTCATAGATTTCCAGAATGCAGAAACAAGTTGCCAATCTAATTTCTTATAATCAATTGGTATACTAGGAGCAACCTTTGTAAGTCTTTTGTATAAGTTCTCAAAATTAGGATCTCCCTTAGCCATTTCTTTAAGTCTAAGTAACATATCATCAATGTCAATAGAATCATATAACTTGTTTTTCAACTTAATGAACACCTCATCAGCAGGCATAAGAATAGCACCACCAATAGAAGAACGTTTAACTTTTAATTCTCTTTCTCCTTGTTCATTAACACCCTCATATGAAATAGGAAGAGTTCCTAATAATAACTTAACAGCACCATTTGCTTTTCTGAATGAATCAATCTTTCTAGCATCTCCAAATCCTTCATCTTTAGATTTCTCAATATCTTCTAATGCTAGTTCATCATTCTCATCAAACTCTATGTTGAATGTTTTAAGTTTCTCTTTATGTCTAGTAATAATATTATCCCATTGAGCATCTACAGTGTTGTATAATGTTTCAATATCGTTATATTGTTTTATAGCATCTTCTTCAGATGTAATACCATCAGCAACATTTTTTTCTATAAGATCTGCTTGATGACCAATTATATCTAATATTCTTACATTAAGTTTTTGATAAAGTTCTTTCTGTCTAGGTCTTACCACATTGAATAAACTTTCATCTCTTTCAACAAAATCTTTAAGAGTGATAAATGTCATGTCATCAATGATCTCATGTAATTGAGCTGCAGGAATTCCTACCACTCTCAAATCAGAATAATCATCAGCAGAAGCATTTTCTATATCAGTTACACCCACATTAGCATAAGCTAATTGAGACATGTAAGGATTGAATGTAGCATAGTATCCATTACCTATCTTGTTGAATAACTCTTTTGTATTACGTTGAGCATCTTTACCAACAAAGAAAGATTTAATGAAGTCAATCAATTCAGAGAACAATCTACCTATTAAACTCTTAGATGCAATTGGTTCTCCTAATTTATCTTTAAGAACAGCATCTCTAAACTCTTCAGCAAGTTCTTCTTTGATTTGGAAAGCTGTAGCATTTTTATATGCAACAGTCTCACCTGTTTCTCTATCTACAAATGTTCCTGGTCTACTTGCAAACTCTTTAAGGATAGCTTCTTTTTCTTTTGCATCAGCAAACATTTTCCATACAGCTTCAAACACCTCGTGATACACAGTACCCACCTCAGCGTTTTCATATATGTAGATAGCACCATTATGAAGCATACCCCAAGCTTGTCTACCATTAGTACCTTGAATGATATTCTTCACTCTGTATAAAGGAACATTAGGAAGCATCTTCTTGATACCTTCTTCTAACTTAGCCCAGTCTTCACTTTGGAACTTTTTAGCTTGTTTAGATAAAGCTACACGCATTGCTGAATCATCAGGAGATTGTGTTCTTTGTCTAGTAGCAAACTTACTTACTTTAGCAGGTTTTGGTTCAGCAGGTGGAGTTGGTATAGCTTCTTCTTTTTCTTCTTTTAAAGCAGCTATCTCAGCATCGTACTTAGCATTGATTTCTGCATTTTTCTTTTTATAATCTTCTAATGCCTGATTTGTTTTATCAGTATCTTCATTTGTACCTTTACCTTCTAATGTTGTAAGATCAAGAGGCGGAAGTTTATTAGTTTTTAATTCAGCTTTTCTTCTTTCTTCTATATCAGCTTTCTTATCAATAGGTTTTTCCTCAGCAAAAATATCAAATCCTTCAGGCATAGGAGGAGGTCCTTCAGTAGTTGGTGTAAATGGTGTAGCAAGTGCAGGTTGAACTGGAATCTTCATTCCTTCCAATTGTGGAAGCACCTTCATGTATATATCATTACCAATTAATTGTTTAGCTTCTTCTCCTGGAATATTTTTAGCTTCAGCAACTGATTTTAAAACTTCTCCATCAAAAGAACCAAACTGAATATTAAACCCTTCTTTAGTTTCATTAAACTTCTTACCATCTAATGTAAATATTATCTTACCATGACTTCCTATCTGTATAGTGTTCTCTCCTAACCCATCTAATACAAATGTTGTTTGTGGAGCATCAGCTGCAGGTATCTTTGCCTTAGTTTTGAATGCATCCAACTGTGGTCTTAGTTTAGCTAAGATGGCACCATATACAACAGCTCTAGCTTGATCAACGTCTTTAGGTTCATTAGGATCAAGACCTTTTTCAGTCATGATTCCTGCCATTGTAGTGGGTTCAAATGTTATGCTAAATCCTTCATTTCCATCTGTATCTGTAAACTTTCTAGCATCTATTTTAAAAGGAATCTTACCAAATTTAGAATTCCATTCATTCTCTCCACCCTCTAAGTTATATTCTTTTTGTGTAGGTGCTGTAGAGAATTCAGGTTGTTTAGCATCAGCTGTTGCTGTTGGAGCTGCTGGTGCAGGAGCTTGTGTAACTACAGGCTCTCGTTTAGGAATAAAGAAATCATCTGCTACTGAATCTAATGTAAAATAGATTCCTTTCTTATTAGGAATATTAGGATCAGTTAATGGTCTCACTTGTGTAACCAAAGGAATCTCTTCATTAGTTCTTCCCTCAGCTGATAATAAGTATGTTTGGTAGTTATCCCAATCTTTTGTAATTGGTTTACCTTCTTCATCTATACCAGTTATCTCTGTATATTTTTTCTTGAATGATTCTGTATTAACCTTAGTAGCATTAACATTGTTATACATACCTCTAAGGATAGCCTTAATCTCATTCTCTTTAAGTTCTAATCCACTTGTTGTAAAATCAAATGCTTCACCACCAAGACCTGATAAGAATAATTTACTGAAAGACTTATTACCTTCTGTAACATCTTCAAACCAAATACTATTGTATCCAGGATTTTCTTTTCTTTCTCCTGTCTGTGTATTTCTAGGAACACCCCAGTAAACAATAGTCTTTAACCAATTAAATAAATATTGTGTCTCAGCTGTTTTAGTAGTGCCATCTTTTGTTGTGTTCTTAGTTACCTGAAGCATTACATCATAGATAGTATTTACTTCATTCTCTGTAAGGTTTCTGTTTTTTAATTTAATTAATCCACCAGGAACTTTTAAGAACACTCTACCTTGTGGAGTATCAAATGTCACTTTACCATATGTAACAGAGTCATTGCTTGTAGCAACCATTAATACAGGATCTTCAATCAAAGCTCCTTCTTCTAATAGTCCTGTAGTTTCTACAGCCACTCTAGCATCATAGTCTCTTACTTCTTTTCCTTTCTCATCTAGACGTGTTACATAATCTGGAATACCAAATGATGCAGCAATAGGCTGTGGTTCAGGAATAGATTCTTCTTGTAAACGATCATTTCTCCATTTACTATATTGTTGTCTTAAAGATGTTTGTACAGCTTCATCAGTAGAAGCTCTAAACATAGAACTTCTTTCTCTATTACCATCTTTGTTTGTATATGTAGCTTCTAGTTCTTCATTAGGGAACACTTGGAAGATAGCATTTTTAATAGGGTCAGCTAATTGTTCTTTGGTAAAAGGAACACCATTCTCATCAACTAATGTAAATGTACCATCTTCATTGTCTTGTACCATTACAAGAGCAATGATTTTATTAGGATTGACAGGCTTACCTTGGTAATCAGTAGCTCTTCCTTCATCAGTTAGATAGTTCATAAGACCATCTACACCAGCATCAGCTTCTGTAGCAGCAGTGACAATCATTCCACGAAGAGCATTTCTATTATCAAACTTATGCATGTTGAAACCAAAACGGTTTGCTCTTGCATGATGTTCTCTAATCTGCTCACCTTCTTTACCTCTAGTAACAGCAATAGTAGATCCCACTACATCAAGATCATCTTTCTTAGCAGATGCTTCGTAGTATGCATTACTAAAGAAACTCTGTACATCAAGACTATTAGTTCCTAAGTATTCAGCACGAAGAGCTTGATCATTCTGAAGTCTTCTTTCTTCTTCTTGTTGTTTTTTATATTTATCAGCAATCTGTTTGAACTTATTGAGAATCATCTCCTTAGCTTCAATCTCTTGTTGCACTTCATCTAATGATCCTTGCATAATAGCTAAATGATCAACAAGATCTTTTAGTCTTTGCTCATTGATATTGATGTCACCATCTTCCATCTCAGCAACAACATCATCGATCATCTGTAAGTCTGATCTATAATTAGGCTTAAGCTTAAGGAAGTTAGGATTGTCTTTTAAGAAGTCAACCCAGTCTTGTCCCATAAGTCTAGGAACATTTGGATACTTAGATTCAAATGCAGATATAAGTTTAGATATATAATCAATAGTTGAATCTAATGCAGCCTGAGTATCTCTAGCTAATTTAGATAGAGTGGTGATTTGTTTCTGAGTTGTTTCTTGTAACACTTCAAGATCTATAATTTCATCTTGTAACTCATCCATGAAGTCTTTGAAATTGGTTGAGTACTCATCTATATTAGCAGCCATGTCTGTAATATAACTAAGTGTAGCATCAATCTCTTCAGCATCTAATTGTAAAGACTCTATCTCTCTTTCTAATTGCTCTTGCATTCTAGATAGACGCATAGCATTATCAAGAGCTCTTGTTGTAGCAGCTTTAAACTTAAATGCTTTTGTACGCTTATCAAGCTCAGCTGATTCTATTTCTTTCTGTAAAGCTTCGTATTCTTCTTTAGCCTTAGTAAGTTCTTTTTGTTTCTGATCAATTGTTTTCTCTATCTTATCTTGCTTAGTAGCTAAGTCATCAAACAAATCATTTAATATTTGAAGACGTGCTTCACGTTTAGCTTGTATACGTGGATCTTCTTGAGCAACAAAATCATCTTTTGCTTTTTGTTGAGCTGCAGTTAGTTCACCAACTTCTTTAATCATAGGTTCTGCAAACCCTTTCTTAGCAACAAATTGATCTCCTGTAACTTCAATCTCTTTTATCTCTCCTTTTTTGTTTCTGTATTTAAACATCATTTGACCAGTCTCAGGATCAAATTCTATTCTACCTTTTTGTTTACCATACTTCTTACCAAAGTTGAATTCATAGATAGTGTTCCAATGTTCCATATAGAACTTGGCTTTCTTATTCTTTAATGTAGAATCAACCTTACCTAGATTATATCTCTCTAATGTAGATTCTTTTAAATCATATACATTACCATCTGAGTCTTGCACTTTAATTGTACCATCATCATTCTTACCTAATACAATCATTCTAGGAGCACGATATACTTCATGTCCTTTATCATCAAAGTCAACCACCTTACCTAAGAAATACTCTGTACCTATTTCAATGTCTCTAGGTCCTCTTTTAGTTTTGATAGAAATAGTTTCTTTAGGTCCTGTTACAGGTTCTTCAAACTCTCTTCTCTCTTGAATATAGCTAGCTGGATTAGCAATAAGGTCATTGTAATCTTTAAGATATTCTTTTCTTCTCATTGCTAACTCAACAGAGTCTACCAAATCTTGTTTAACTTCTGCAGTGTTAACTTCTGGATTAGCATCAAGTTCAGCAAGTTTATCAGCAAGAGCTGTAGATTCTGGATTAGTTAATTCTTCATTAACAATAGATTGTACATCAATTCCATTACTTACAGGAAGAGTAGCCACTTGAGGAATACGCAAGTCATAGTCTGCCACTTTACTAGCAGCATAAGACATTTGATCAATTGCTTGATCAGAATACTTTCTTTGTTGTTGCCCTTTGTCGTTTAATATAGGTTTACCTTCTGCATCTTTTAATATCTCTCCAGAGTATCTTAGATTAGTAGATGCATAGATTTGATCTGTGTTCTTAGCTGTAGTTTCAAAATACGAAAGTCTAGCATTGAATGTTTCAGCTGTATCATTTATATTAGCAAGACCTGCTTGTTTAAGACCTGCTAATCCTTCAGGAGTCATAGAATCTTTTCTCATCTCTTTGATGTCATCCATAACCATATCTATCTTACCATATTTAATACGTGGTGCTAGATAGTTATGCATCATATCTGCATTAAGATCTTTTGCTTCTAATTCATCTCCTTGTTCAATAGCTTCTTCTTGTTGTTCTTGAAGAACCACTCCTCTATTTACAGCATCCATTTTATATTGAAATGCTTCTTTGTATGTAGGTGCATTATTAAGTTCTTGTAAGAAAGCTGCAGTGTTTGTTTTAGTAGCTTTACTCATCATGTAATTACCTCTAGCTTGCATAACTCCACCAGTAAGACCTCCAATAAGTCCACCTTCAAGTCCTTCTTTAGAGTTTAATGCTCCCACTCCTTTGCCAGATTCATCTGTTCCATACAATCCATATAGAACACCATCAACTAATACACTAGCGTCATCTCCTTTGAATGCTTTATTATAATAGTTTTGTGTTCCTATCTGTACAGCATACTGACCAATCTCTTGACCCATCTCTTTAGGATCAAACACATACTTACCTACACCTTTAACTTTATTATATAGTTTACCAAAATTAGTTTTAGCTGTTTGTCTAGCAACATATTGACCATTTTCTAATACAACATCATTAGTCATTCTAGATAAACTATTTGCAGCTTGTCTTTCAGAAGCATATGTACTTCCCATTAACTTAGGAAGCTGTACATATTCTGTAGCTGTTAATAAAGCCATATTAGTAAGGAAAGATGCTTTCCCCACTTTAGCTGTTGTTTCATCTATTCTCTTTAATTGTTCTTCATTTAATGCTACACCAAAGTTAGCTCTTGTCTGTTGATCAATTAATTTATCTCTAAATTCATTAGATGTTTGTAATCCTTCAAATGCAGACTCTCCAGCTTGAGAATATGCAGCTACACCAAATCTTCTACCAACACTATTCACATAACCAAACTGATTTGTTTGTGCTGCAATCTCAGCCATCTTAGATGTTCTTTGTGTAATGTCAGCAATAGAAGAAATCTCTCCTTCTAATAAAGCAGCAGCTTCAGCATTCTTACCTGCAGAGAAAGCTCTTGCAGTATTTTTTAATAATGGAGAGAAAGCTTTAAATGATTGAGCAGCATCTAATGCAGCAGCTCCTTGACCAATTGCAGTACCTGCAGCTTTAAGTGCACTGTTAGCAATGTTACCAGAGATGATAGCACCTACAGCAAATCCAGAGTTTTTGATTGCTTTATCAAATAAGAAGTTTGCTGTCCACCAGTTATCAGGAGAATACCAGTTAGCATTCTTTTCTTGATCTGTATAATAGTTTGGTAGATATTCTTGATCCACCTTTTCATTCCATTTATCAATTCCCTGCATTACAGGGTTATCCCATATGTCAGAAAGTCTTCCTGTAAACAAAGAAGATATAGCACCACCCACTGTAGCAAATCCACCAACAACAGTTGTAGCTGCAAGGTTAGTTCCTTTTAATATTCCATTAACACCTTTTGATAAAACAGATTGTTGTGCTCCCCAAGCATCTTCATTGTTAGCTCCATAAATAACAGTATCATATCTACCAGTTAAATCAGATGCAACATCAGACAAATAGGTTTTACCTGGTCTAATTTCACTAGGATCTACTTGACGATTTTGAAGATTGATTCTGTCATCTTGAGACAATGGTCTTCCTGTTCTTAATCCAGGAAATCCTGTAGTTAAGGGAGTGGTAGTGATTGAACCAATGTTAGGATTAAGGGGACCTCTTACATAAGGTTGTCCTGCTAGATTTGGATTTTTAGGATCTGGCATAATCTATTATTTATTTTTTTGTTTGGTTGTGTAGATAATTTAAATACATAGCACTCAACTCTGCTGGAGATGTTGTTTTGTATGTGTTATCTATAATCTGTTCATCAGTTGCAATAGCGGCACCATATATAGTAGTGTACCCTGTAGCGTTTGGAGGTCTAACATAATTAACAAGTCTATATCCTCCACCTGATTTTATAACATCAGCACGATAACTCCAACCTGCTTGAGTTACTGCTGGATTAATGTTAGTACCTTTATAATGAGCTGTAGTCCAAGCATCAGGTGAGTTAACCATGTATACAGGATTTGTAGATTTGGTGTTCTCATTCATGTTAATTGCATCCTGAATAGGTTGTTCTACATAATTTGTAAATTTAGCATTTGTAAAAGTTGTTAAATCTGTACGGTTTACATTAGTTATAGTGTAAGATTTTCCATCTTCATCATTAACTATTATCTCACCCATCCAGTCTTCTCTAGAATTGGTAGGCTTTTTAGCATTCCAAGATATAGTTTTTGCATTATCTAAAGCTTTTAATACTGTTTCTTTATCTACACCTGGTCCATAGTTTCTTTCTCCACCATTTACATACGTAGCCACCATACCTATAGTTTCAGGTTTTGATTCAGTATCCATAGCTAAAAGTCCTGACACAGCATCATTTACACCAACCACTTTAGCTAGTTTATCATTATATATTTTTTCAGCCTTATCTAATGTATCATAATATTTAACTTGCTTACCTTTAAAACTATCAACTTCTTTAAAGAGTTGATTATGCATTTCAGGAGACATCTTATACCATTGAGAAAGAAATTTATTTTGATTAGCATTTAATCTTTTATCGTTAATACTAAATCTATTTCTAACAGCTGAACCATACCCAAGAGCTAGTTCTCGTATCAATCCACTCTTTTCCATTTGCAACATGTCTTCAGGAGTGATAGTAAACTTTTGACCTTCAATATTAAAATTCATTGTTTGATGCCCAGCTAATAATTTTTTTAACTCTCCATCAACATCAGCTTCTTTATTAGCAGATGCTCTAGCTGTTATTTTAAGATTTACTTTATTATTTAAAGTGCTAGAAGTCTCAATAAATTCAGCAAGCTCATCATTTAAATTAGGTGGAGGAACTACTCCATTATTATCATAATTGTTCTTAATGTTATTTACAAATCTATCTAAGTATGCTTCAGTGCTTATACCTTTTTCTTTGGCCCATCTATCAGCCATAACTAAAATATCTTTATCATCTAACTTAGGATCGTTCTTCCATGTTCTTACAAAATCAAAAAATATAGATTTTGATTTTAGGTTTTTATCTTCAGTTAGTGTACTTATATCTGTTTCAATAATGTTTTGAGCATTCACTTTATCTCCTGGAGTACCAGCTGTGAACAATGCTTTATTTGCATCATATGTTCCTCCTGGACCTTTACCTTTACCTGGTTCAGGTTTTTTATTCCAATTTCCTGTAGCAAGATCTTGTTCATATTCAGCCATGAATTTATAATCTTCTCTTAGACTTGCATGTTGATCAAGTGCTAATTTTGCTCTATCAATAGCAAGCTTGTTTCTTTCTTGTGTTTTTTTAAATGCCATGTCATCTCTGTAGTTTTGCTGTTGCAAAGCTTCATTAGTTGCATATGTTTTTGAACTATCCTCATCAAGAAATTGATTTAATAAACGTTGCTTAAACTCTTGAGTGTAATAGCTTTGTTTAAATGATTCTGGATTATCCTCTGCTTCTTTAGACAATGTTATAAATGTATTATCATTCTTTAATAAAGCAGCTTCATTTTCAGAAGCAGCCTTGATGTACATTTCTTTTTGCTCAGGAGATATATTTGTTCCATTCAACATAGCAGTGATTTCTAATGCTTGTTGTTGTAATCTAGATCTCTCACTATCATAATCAGCTTTCAAAGGTTCTAACAATGTTGTAGCTTCTGTATTTCTATATGTAGCCCAACCATCAATTCCTATTTGTTGTTTTACATTTCCTTCATTCAATACATTATTGATAGCAGCAATTACAGCTGGTTTGTTTGTAACAAGCTTTTCAATTGTCTTAGCATCAGCATATGTATAATGTCCATTAGTGATAAGTGGTTTATTATCAGGACCAGTAACAAATATTTGTTCTGCTATGGTTTCACTTTGTCCAACACCTACAAGAGCTTCTTTTAACTTCTTTACAATGTTTGTATAAGGAACATAGTCAGCACTAAAAGAAGCTTTTAAATCTTTGCTATTAACATAGTCTGATGCATACATATCATAGTAGTCATCATTGTTCTTATCTGTTAATCCTTTCTTTGCTAACTCAGCTTTCTTTTTATATCCTGCTCTAAGTCTAGCTGTAGAACTAACCGCATTCAAAACATCTTCATCTTTAGTTATCTGTTTAGTCATACCATTAACAGAATTAACCAAAGAGAAATCAGAGAAGTCTCCAGCAGCTAAGAATGTTAAGTTATTACCTAAAGAGTTAAGTTTAGATTGTAGATATTTCTGCTGAACTTCATTAGCAATATCTAACCCTGCAACATTATCAATGTTAGTTTGAATTTTCTTTACTCCATCTTCGTACATTTTTTGTTTGTACACACCTACCTTAAGCATTGCATCTATAGGTTGCTGCTCTACGTAAGGATTAAAGGTTGGGATTTTGTCTGTATATGAAGCCATAGCGAGTTAATTAAGCAAATATAATATGAATTATTAGATTATACAATAGTGTATAACGATATATGTTAATTCTTTATAATTAAATTAGTTATAAATTTTTGAATGCTCTTACGACAGAGCTGTTCTTGTAGTTCTTTTTAGATGTTCCTCCATTTTTTCTTTTTTCACCAATTCCTCCTACTGCTTCAAGGTCAGCATCTGTTACAGTGTTCTTATCAGAAGATCTAACTCCTACAATGTTACCAGCAGCATCATATGTAAACTCTTTACCTGAAGCTAATCCTCCTCCACCTGATGAACTATTTCCACCTATAGTGGTATCAAAGAATTGAAGACCATTGTAGTTCTTAGCTCTACCATTGTTACCAAATCTGTAGTTGTACATGTTCTCATAGATAGAAAGTTTTCTATTCTCAAGTTTGTTCTTAGCATACTTATCAGCAATAGAATTAAGAGCAGCTTGTGTTGTAGCTTTAGTGTTTGATCTAGCTTGAGATTGTTTAGTCCATTGATCAGCAAAGATTCCTAAGTTTATCTTCTTAGCATCATTCATTGTATTAACGTTACTAGTATAAACTTGGTTCTTTAATCCTTGGTTAGCCATAAACTCTTTTTCGTTTATTTCGTTTATAGCATTATATTCAGCTGGAGCCATATTAGATTGAGCAGCTGGATTGTATCCAATTTGTCTTTCACGATTTCTAGTAGCAGACATTACAGAGTTACGCTGTGCTTGTAAAGAGATATCATAAGGAACCATTAGTTCTGGTTGATAACTCTGTGCAGGAACAGGTTCTAATTGATTACTAGCCATAGCATTCCACTCTGGATATAATTGCACAGCATCTAGTTCTGATTGATCTGTTGGTGTTAAATATCTTAATGCTTGATTAGCAAGTAATGCCCATGAAGGAATCTTACTAGTTTCTTTTGTTGTAGTAGGAGCTCCTTCTGCTGGAGTAACTGTTGCCATTATTGTTTCTTCACTATTAGCTGGATCTGTTTTTTTAGCTTCAGCTATTCTTGCAGATACAGTTTGTTCTCCAAAGTCACCATCTTCATTTATAAATGCTGTTGATCCCATTGCTTTAGCTCTAGCATTAAATGCTCTTTGATAATTCTTTACATCTACTTTGCTCTTAGGATTTAATGTACTCCAACCTGGATACCAAGAATTAGCTTTCTTAGCTTCTTCAAATTGTGCTGGTGTCACTTTACCCCATGTTCCTAATGCACTTTGTTTTTGCCCTGCAGGAACATATCCAAGAGCATCTGCAGATTTAGTTTCTGTGTCTTTAGTATCAAACTTCTTTATAACTCTTTCGTATATTTTAGTCTTTCCATCAGGTCCATACTTACCAGTGAATTTGTATCCTTGGTTTAAAGCATCTCTATCACTATCAAATGATTTTGGAGGAGAAGTAGTTTCTTTTGTTGTAGTGGCACCATCTTTAGCTTTCTTAATAAGATTAGCTCCATTCTTAGCATTCATTGTAACTGGATCCTTATCAAGCTTAGTATATCCTTTAGCAAGATCTTCTGCACTAAGGTTTTCTCCTATCACATCAGATAGTTCTTCTTTAGCATCATTGATTGCATTTTGATAGTTAGCTAATGTTATTTTAGTGTTAGCTATGTTTCTAAGTTTAGCATCAGCTCCTTCAAGCATAGCTTGCAATCCAGCAAGTCTTGCTTTATCAAGAGATGTTTCCACTTTGAATGAATCTACTAACTTAGAATTTTTATCAATGATTTTATTTTGCTTAGCTTCTTGTTTAGCAAGATCAATTCCAATGTTCTTGAATTTCTTACCATTATATATATTTGCTATTTCCATAAGATCTGGATCATTAAATTGTGATACTACTTTTTTGTCTAGTTGCATATTACCAAATACTACACCAGTAGTTTCTGGTTGTCCTGTTTGAGGATTTATTTCTCCACCAGATTCCATTTCAAACATAGGTTCTCCTCTTTCTACTTCTACAGGATTATCACCATACGTAATACCAATACCTGTTTGACCATTTCCATCAGAGTCAGTGTGTGACTGTCCTCTAAATAAAACTGTTTCACCAGAGCCTGGCATGTAAGGATTATGAGACATAGTCTCAGCTCCTCCACCCCAATGAGTTTGAAGTTGTCCACCCATAGCATATGTCTCCATAGCTCTTTCACTTGGAGGTGTGTACTGTTTTAAATGTCCACCAGCTCTAAACTTATGTGCATAGTCAGCAAAGTCTTCTGAAGTGTGATCACCAAACATTGTTATTAATTGTGGATTGTAATTAGGGTTCATATATCCACCATCTTCATAGCTAGCAATATCACCACCGTTTCTTACATATCTATTATGTGATTCTTGTAGTCCTTGGAATCCTGAATTAAGAGCCATCACTTGTGTATTAGCTTTAGTTTTCTCTTGAGCTTTTGCAATATCTCTTGGGTTTGTATCTAATAAGTTTCCAACTGTTCCAAGAACAGCTTCACCAATCATACCACCAATAGGTCCTCCAATAGCAGTACCAGCAGCTTTACCAACAGTTCCTCCAATACTTCCTCCAGCATTTTTACCTCCTGAAAGAGATTGTCCTACACCTGCACCCATTCCTCCTATTTGTCCATATAGTTGAGGATCTGCTTCTCCTGACCAAAAACCACCATCTTGTGCACGATGTAAATAACCACCATGTCTAAAGTCTTTTAACTGATTAGGATCTTGTAATGGTTCATAACCACCATCTGTATAGATATCATATCCATTACTATAAGTGTTTTGTATCTCTGTAGGATTACCTCCTATCATAGATCCATTTTGAGCTCTATAAAATTGTCCACCGTTTCTACTAAGAACATTTGTACCAACACCATAGATAGGAAAGAACTCTTCTCCTGTGTTTTGTATATCTTCAGGACGAACATATCTTCTTTTAGATTCTTCTTCTCTAGTTGCAGAAGCCATTCTAGCAATATCACTAACAGTTGCATCTCTCTCAGCATTCTTTTTCTTAGCCTCTTCAGCATTCAATTCATCAATAGCTCCAGCTATACTTCCTAAAGGTCCTGCAAATGGACCTAACGTATCCATCACTTTAGTGAATCCACTTTTTGTTGGTATCTCTCCTTGACGTCTATCACTAGGAGGACTAGGAGCTCCTGCATATGGTGGAGTGTTAGTCTTCTTTCCCATAATACCACCAGGACCATTTGGATCTCCTTGTGGTACAGGATTTGGTTGTGCTGCAGGAGTTTGTGGTTCTCCTAGCCTACCCATTGTCTGAGCACCTATTCCATATTTATTCATATCAACTCTTGGAACTATGGTAGTAGTATCAGTAGTTGTATTGTTAAACCAGTTAGGTGTAGTGTATCCTGAGTATGCTCTTGGAACATATCCTCCATATCTAAAATCCATATCAGACATATCCATTCCTTCACCACCTTCACCTTCAGCACCTTCACCTTGACTGCCAAACATTTTCATTATGTCTCCCATACCACCCATCATACTACCCATTCCTCCACCACCAGACTCACCACCTTTAGCAGCAGCTTGTGCAGCAGCTTTTGCAGCAGCATCAGCTTCAGCTTTATCTCTTTCTGCTTGAGTTGATCCAGTGTTTAATTTATCAGCACTATCATATAACTCTTGGTAGTTAATATATGACATTGGTTTAGAAACAAATTGTGTAGGAGATCCTCCACCAATAAGTGTACCTATCTGAGCTTTTTTAAAAGCTTTACCATGGACTTTCATGAATGCTTCTTCTGAAGGATATTTCTTATAGAACTCCTTTTCAGATTTAACTCCTGCTATTTTTAAAATTTGTGCCTTCATATTAATTATATTTATTCAACCATCCACCTGGTTGTGGTTTGTTATAGTTTGTAAAGTTAGTCAATTGATCTAAGTTCTCCAAACCTTTTTGTTCTTGTCTAATGTTTCCTCCCTGTTTCAATCTAGTAAAATAGATTCTTGGAACTTCATATTGTTGAGTAGCTGGATTATATTTTGCTCTAGGTAATGTCTTACCTGATAGTTTTTCTAGCTCTTCAATTTTAGAATTTATATCTTTTATAGCTAATTTAGGAGTACCAGTAGTATATCCAAGGCTATTAAGATTATTTGTTCCAGATTTAATATTCACTTCTATTAAACCTTTTTTAACCATCATTGCTCCTGCATCAAGTGTAAGAGGAAGTGAATCTGTACTAAGAGACATTGGAGAAGTAATAGAACCAGAACCAATAAAATTACTACCTTTAGGAGAAGCTTCAACTTTTCTAACAGCTTTAATTAATTGTTCTCTAGTTTTTCCTAGCGATTGAAGTTCTTCAATTATTTGTCCATTAACATCTAAAACTGGATTACCAGATTTATCAAAAACTTTTACATAATCATAATTAGTACCTGCACTATTTATTAATCCTTCTGGAGCTGTTTGAGGATCGCTATAGTTAATAACACCTCTACTACTATCTTCTCCAAAATTCTCTGCATAACTTCTTCCTATTTTTCTTACTAAACTTTCTCTACCTTGAGGTGCTGCTGTTTTAATTTCATTTATAGATGGTGCAAGACTTTCAATCTCTGTGAGATCATTTACATTTATAGGATTAGTTGTTATATCAATTTTAGTTTTATTTAAATCAGGAACAACATTTTTATATTTCTGAAGTAGTTCTTGTTTTGTAACTCCTAATAATCTGTATACAACAGTATCATCAAGTTTTAATATTTGTTTATTAATATTAACTAATGCTTGAGGATCACTCAACAATTTAGAGGGGTTCCAGTACATTACATTTTTATATTTACCTAATTCACGAATAGCAGCAATAGTTTCTTGTTCTTGTGGAGTATATATATCAGGCTGTTTAGGAAGTTCTTTTTTTCCAAAAGACTTTTTAAATTCTTTAAGTATATCAAGATCTTTCTTTTTATTATAGATAGATAGTTTCTGAGCTTTTGTTAAATTATCTTTTATTGATTTAACCCATGCTTTTCCTTCTGGTAAAGAATTAGCATATGCTTTTGCTAAACTTTGAAATTCTTCTGTTGTAGGTTTTGGACCAATTCCATTTACAATGTCATCAAGTCTTTTACCAAGAGGAGAATTCATAATGTGATCGTTAATCTTTGTTATTTGTTCTCTTGCTGCAGTTGGACCCATTATCTTTTCTAATTGAACCTCATAGTTATACATTATACTATTTAATGAACTACGTAAATCTCCAGCATCTTGAATTCTAAAAATTTGAGAATTATTATCTGAAGCAGAATAATATATAGCATCATCAATACCTTTGATTAACTCAGTTAACTCACCATTTTTATCAGTCTTAACATTTTGTAAATATTTTAAACGATCATATGTATCACCAATATTACCAGCAACATCTTTTCCAAACTGTTTAACTTTAGGAGCAATCTTAGATAGTTTACTTATATTTTGTGGTAAGTTTTTAGCACCAACTATAGTTTTTGCAGCTATATTACTTAATGCAGGAAGTGCTTGATATGTCAATGGATTAAAAGCCATTGCTTCCCAAGGACTAACGTTACCCATTCTTTGCATACCTAATGTAGGTGTTTCTCTAAAATCTCCATATGAAGATATATTAGTATTCTTCAAATAGTTTGCTGCAGCGTTACCAGGCATATTCAAAGGAGCAAACACTTTAAGTGCTGATATCTTTGAGTTTCTATCTTCTTCTTCTTCTTGTGGTGTTAGACCAGCAATAGGAAAGTTTAATGGATTACCAGGAAGCAATGTATTTCCAATCTGTTGTAAACCACTTAATCCTTCAGAAAACTCATTTGGATTTAACTGTGAAGAGTATTCAGAATTTATTAATGCTTCTCTTTCATTTGGTGTAAGATTATAAATCCAATTATCTCGTTTGTTTAAATCAAACCCTCTTTGTTTTGCAATCTTTTCTAAAGCATTTGTGTTTCTATCATAATCATAGTTAGCGTTTATATCACGCAATACAGTCTCAGGGAAGTTAGTTCTATCAATACCAAACCAATTACTTTCACCAAGTCCTTTTATGTATTCATCTTTCTTCTGATTAATGAAAGCCTCTCTACCATTCTTCTTATCATACTCAGCTCTTGCTTTTGATAATGGTGTACTCTTTCCTTTAACTACAATCTCCTCAAGTTCTCCACCAAACATAGGTATATTATTTTCTCCTGCATTAGGAACTTGTATCTGTCCTTCCTTATAAATTTTTGCATACTCTGGAGAAGCTGTATTTATAGTTTCAACTTTACCCTCTTCATTTTTCAATTTTATATTCTTACCTTCTTGAGCTATAGGATATTCTGTCACCTTAGTACCTTTAAGTTTATATTTACCTCCTGGCATCATAAGTTTTACATCTCCTGTATCTGATATAGCTAGAACGTTCTGAGTTATAGGTTTTCCTGTTTTTGGATCTGGTCCCATATCTATATAAGATCCTGGTTCACTTTGATCTATCTCTGTAACTTGTCCTGGATAATCCCATTGTCCTCTGTCATCTTTTATAACTCCTCCATCTTTCATTCCTAATTTTTTACCTACAGCTTTTTCAACTGAATGATAACCAGGAATTGTATTAAATGGATTAATAAGATTGTTTACAAATTGTTTATTACTCTTTGCACCTAATCCTTCTAATCCTCCTGTTAATAATGGAACTCCTACTGCTGTTATAAGAGGCATCATTGAATCTTGTTGAACTATTTGATTAGGGGCAGCACCAAGATCTGAAGCCATACCACCAATCATGTTAAGAGGATTTATCCAATCATCAAAAAAGTTTGGTTCATCAGACACTCTAAATTTAGATTCAAGACCAGCTGTAGAATCTTCCCAATTCTGTCTTGTTTGATTTTCAGAATCAAAAAATCCAAGTCCTTTATTTAATGGATTAGCATCTGCTTTCTCACGCACTGCTCTTCTTTCTGCAGCTACAGCTTTATTATAAGCTTCTTCTTCAGCAGCTATTTCTGCTTTAGTTTTATTTCTTACATTAAGTTCATTTAGATCTGTAGTGATTAATTTCTTTGGAGTTGGAATAGCATCATTAGCTACTTTGTTAGTCTCACGTAAATTAATCTTATAATCTTTTTTTACTTTTTTCTTTTTACCTAGTGCTTCCTTTATACGTTTCTGAGCTTCTGTAAAATTAAAAGAAGAAGTATTGTTGTTCATAAATTTTTTACCAGGTTGTAATACACGCATTCCATTCTGTGCACTAGCCATTGTTTTCTTTGCATATGGACCTTCTGAAGGAGCAGGATCATTTGTACGTGCATATGTAAATCCTGGAGTTCCTGGAATAGAACCACCCATTGCAAATTGCTCTTGAGGAAACATTATGTTTTCTTTTCTTTCAACTGCTGGATGTCTAACTGTTTTTTCCCACTCTTCTGCTTCTTGCCATGTTTTAAATGGACCACCTAAATGTTCTTTAGTTTTTCTAAATTCAGCAATAGGATCTGCTAATGGTTTACCATATTTAAAACTAGGAATTAAATAAGCTGGTTCTCCATTCTCTCCACCTATAGACATAGCTCTTTCACTACTAGGAGTATTATAAGGAATAACATATCCTTCTGGTAACTTATCACTAGTAGGTTGTAAGAAAGTTAATTTACCATTCTGTGCTTGAGGAACATAGTTAACTGGATAAACAGAACCACCACCTTGAAAATTACTTAATAACCACTGATTTGCTTTTTTTGCTGTATTAAATACTCCATCTTCAACTACTTCTTTTGCTGTTCTTATTAAAGCTTGTTTCCATAAAGGATTAGCTTTCATTCCAAAATCAAATGGTATTAATAAAGAAGCAGCATCTAACGATGAGTTAAGTAAATCTAAATCTTCATCATTTTTTGTAGCTCTTGATTTATACTTATCAAGATCTTTTGGATTAGCAGCATTATAAATACCATAAGCAACATGAGCAGGTGCAGTAAAAACTTGTCTAATTGTTTTTGCTATAGGATTAGTAGCAGTCTCTTGATCATCCTTCATTTCTAAATATGATTTAGTAATTGGATCTTTATCTTGTTGCTGTCTTATTTTAAAATTAAAATACTTAGTTCTAGTTTCATAATCTTTAGCAGATTCACCTTTAAGTCTTTCTGGATTATTAGCTAGTTCATATTTATGTAGATTAACATTGTATGATTTTAATGCTGCATTATATTCACCCTTTGTTTTGTAATCTTTTTGTGATGGTTTTGTTGGACCACCATTCTGAAATTGTCCACCCCATGCAGGAGAATAGTTTCTTCCTTTCATAGAATATCCTTCTCCTTCATATCCTTCAGAAACAGATGTTTCTGAATCATTATAGTTCTCTTGGTGTTCTTGCATTGTTCCACCATCAGCATATTGATCTAGCCAACCACCATTCTTCATGTTGTTAGAATTATCTCTACCACACTCATGGCATATGTACATATCCTTCTTACTAGAATCAGATTTGTTCCAACTCCATCCACATGTGCATTTTACTTTACCACTACTCATTACTTATAAGATATTTGACTTGGTGCAATAATGAATTGACTAACCAAGTGAGTTGTTGATGTATTATCTAATATATGTCTCACCTTAAGATCTTTTGCTCTTATGGTTGCTTTCTTGAAACTTCTAAGTCCATAGTCCATATTAACTTGGTTAATCACTTTATCAATAGATAAGCTTTCACAAGTTGTATTGAATAATGGAATCTGAGAACTCTTCTCTAAAGCCCAGAATGTATTATACTGATAGAAGTTATCACTCTTAGTATATGTGATTGTTTTACTATCTGTATTAAAAATAGGATATTGATTATAAGCTTGTAAGTTGTGAAGAGGTTTAGCTACAAGCTGTAGTATTCCAGAACTCTGTTGTCCATTGTATACAATAGCTTTATTAAACCATTTATCATTTGTTTCTATTCTTGTATTTGTACTAAATACACCATCAGGTATACTTAGGTATTCATATGCTTTAGTATAATCCACTACGTTCTGTAATAGCTCATCTTGGAATCTATATGCAAAAGGATACTCAATAATATATGGTTCTATACTTCCATAGAATTTATTATAGTTTTGTACATTAAGTCCATGTTCCCATGTACATCCTGTTTTAATTTGTACTAGAGTTATGTTTGTAAAATCTGATACAGTTATATCTTCAACACTAACACTCCTCTCTGCTTTACACTTGCCAGTAGATTTAATAGTAACGATTGAAACATCATCATCTACAACATAACTAATTCCTCTCACAAGATCTCTTCTAGATACATTCTCAGCTATTATATTTCCGAATTGGTCATAGATAGTGAATGGTCCTACAATAGGTCCTGATTCTTTTAATTTTATGGCTATAGTCTTTGACATATTAACAAGGTCCGTTATTAGTTAGTGTTATACATTCTGATGTATTTATACAAATTCTTCCACAGAAAGTTACATCTGAAGGTCCTCCTCCTACAAGTCCAACGTTTACACTTGCTTCTGCTCCTGTACAATCTGTATAAGTTACTGCCACTACACCCACTGATGTTTTAAAAGCAGTGTATGAATTACAAGGAACTGTAGTGCTAGTAGTTGTAGTGATAGAAAAACATTCTCCTATATTAATAATTATTCCATCTACCACTTCATAAACTATTCCACTAGCTGAACTCTCATCTGTGAAATACCAACCATCAGGAATCACTGAACAATCTGTTTCATAATTAGGACCTGCATAAATTATAGATCCAAGGGTCAGGAATTCATAACTTCCAACTATAGTGTTCACTACAGTGTTTGGTGGAATAGTATTTAAATAAGTCATTGCATTACAAGCATTTATTTGACTACCTGTTGAATCAACTACTATGTTAAGGTCTGTTAATCTATATCCAATAGCAAACTCAACTTGATTTAGATTCTCAGGTCTTGTACAAGGTGGAGGAGCTGGAGGAGTTATAAGTTCAGCATTTCCTTCTAATGTACAATCAGTTATAACTATCACTCCTTCAATTTCACATTGTTTACTAAAGTTACCTGTAGTGGAGGTTGTGGTAGTTAAAGGTGCTACAGATGTTGTAGATGTAGTAGTAGGAGGATCTGGAACTATTGGTCCAGCAATAAAATCAAAATCATCACAACATCCATTGATTCCTGAATAGAAGAAATTGTTTTCACCCATATAGAAATTAGGAAGATAACTATGGAAAGAGATCCAGCTTTGTGTATTGAAGTTGTATGATGCTGTCCAAGATTTATTACAGAAGTATTCTGTATCAGTTAAGTTTACAACTGTTCTAAGTGGAGCACTTCCAACAATAGGTTCTTCTATATAAAATTCTTTTGTTACATAATCATACTTAACATCAGTAGTTAAAGGAATATAGTCAAGTTTAGTTATAATGATTCTTTCATATCTATTATCATATACACCATGTAATCCCACACCATTGAAATTATTATCTGTATCAACTCCTGGAATAACAACTGACTTACCATTTACTACAATAGTTTTACTTGGAAAATATTGTAATATCTCAAATGATAAATGGTTTGTAAAGAAGTTATTCATTCCTGAAGAAAACGATGTAAGATCTTTAGCTCCTTCAGATGTAAGTAAAAATATTTGTCCTCTCTTAGCATCCACTGTTACTTGTCCTTGTGGAATCTTTAATAAGAACTTATTCTGACTTCCTACATATCCAAGATCTGTTTCAGCAAAATCAACAGGAGGAGCACTTCTAAATAAAGAAGGATTACCTAAATAGGCAGCCTGTGGATTACTTGTATCAATTGTAAGTAATGTATTATACAATAAAGATTTGTTTTCAAATCTAGCTAGAATAGCTTTGTTTTGAATACCATCTAATGATGTAAGGTTTCCATAATTTTGAGGAAAGTCAAAATAAGAAATTGATCTATATGTTAACCAACTATTTATTCTATTATCAGAATCTATGTTCTGAGAATCTGAATAGATTGTTCTAAACGGATAGTATGTAAAACAGAAGTCTCTTGTCCAGTCAGCTGGTAAATGTGTAAATACATTTTCTTTATTCTGTTTTGAATATGTTACATTGTAACTGTATGTATTATCAAATGCAATAGATACATAGGTTTCTTGTACCCAATCATCAGGAATACTTGTACTTACATGTGGCCAGAAATCACCTTCTCTATTATTGAATGCTTGTCTAAGATCTGTATTGTAAGAACTCTCACAATAGAAGTTAGGAATTCCATATGCAAACAAATAGAAGTATCCATTATAGAAAGTTCTATCAGGATTATCTTGTGCAGGGTAATTAGGAGCTGGTCCTGTTGGTCCAGGTATTTGACTATTAGGACAATCAAAGTTAGTTGCTTTATATGAAATAATACTTGATAGAGTTCCTATAGTTGGTACTGTATAATCTGCAAGAATAGATCTAGCAGAATGCCAATATATTGGATAGGCTATATTACCAATCTCATCATAGAATATATCGCTATCATCAGGAGCATTAACTCTGTTATCAATAAAGAATGGAAGTTTTGTTTTAAATGCAAATCTAGAAATGAATGTATCTCCACCAAACACTACATCATTTCCTGATGTTGTTGAATTGATAGGTGATTGATATCCTGTATCCACTGTAGTGTATGTGTATATTTGTCCCCATTGATTTGGAACTATATTCTTTAATGAAGCATAATAAGATACAACAGTGATATCTTGTTCTCTTGCAGGAGTTGCACATGCATTACTTCCACCAATAGTTATTCTAGATTTCTCTGTAACAATAGATGTTCCTCCTACAATCATACTAGGACTATTACTTGGTAATGGTAATGGTGCAACTGGTGTAACACCATCTTCTCTAAGCTCTATTGTTTTTAAATAAACAGATGATTCTCTTCTATAGTTATTGACAGGAGCATTTTTAACAACTCCATTAACTGTAATTGTATCACCAACTGATTGAACACCAGGAATAAGATATCTGTATATCTCAAGCATTCTTTGTTTGATACCTTGTACACCATTAACTGTAATGTTATTACCTATACCTGCACTATAATTATAATCAGCTATTGAGTTATATGAATAAGCAAAGTTTCTTCTTGTAATACCATTGATATAAATAGTTAAATAAGATTGGTATACAGTGAACATTGCTGATGCACTAAATCCATATCCTGAAGCTCCTACTACTTGTGAACTAACTAGAGCATCTACTTGAGCTTCTTTTGTAAGAAGTTTATATTTAGCATTACTTCTCACTTCAACAAAGTGACCAAGTCCTTTACCAAACATTACATTCTCAAGTTTTAATACATTACCTAAGAACGGTTGTCCAAACGATGTTTCAGGAGAATTGAATACTTGTCTGTATGCTAGCTCTGGTTTAGAAGATATAGGTTTTTGAGGAACTTCCACTGTACATGCAGGTGTTCTAACTTGACTATCAAGAACAAAATATTCATTTCCTGCAGCACTTCCTCCTGATATATTAACAGGAGTAGTTCCTTCTAAACAATTTAAAAGATAACTTTCTCCACCAAAAATTCCTCCAGCTACCCAATCTGTTTGATATCCTGCTACTGGATCTGTCCATGCCACTGTATATCCAGCTTTTCCAATTCCAAAATCATTAAAACCAACAGAAACAAACCATACATCATAATTAGCTGGTCCTACATTCACCTTTGTTCCAGGAACAGGTTCTTCACGTTCTGCTCGTACAGTACGCATTCTATTGAATGGTCCTCCTCCTTGTGGTATAGGTCTACTAATAGAACATAATACTTGTCTACCTAATGTAGTGTATTTTTTCTTATCAAGTTTATTATTATTACAATTGGTATATTCAACCTCTGCATAAGTAGGTGTACCTGTTAGAGGCAAGTTGAATTGTAATACATCAATGTTCCATGGTTGACATAACTCAACCCAAGCATTGTTTGTTTCATTTATGAATGGATCATTATCAGGACCCACTTCATTATATGGATAGTTTGGATAGTAATAGTATTGTTCTTCTCTTTCATAAGAGTTAACATTACGAAGAATCCCTTTAGCTACAATAGATTTATTTGTACCTCTATTACCTCTAATGATTTTAAATGCTGCTATCTCACTTTTCTCATCATCAGTTAGATTAGAATTGTAAATAAGATTTGATATCTGTCCTTTATCTATTTTAAGACCAATAGGAAATACAGCATCATTCCCCATCACCATTGATGTAGAACTTGCAAATATTTTTGATTCATTTACAGGAGAAACTAATGCATCTGGAAATTTATGATGTCTAATAGGTTTACCAGCAAGATCACCCCACACATCTTGGTTACAAGGATACTCTTCAATAGATTCCCAATAAGCCATTTGACCATATTGCCATGGTCCTTTATAATTAGGTTCTCTAGAATAACCTGGAACAAATCCAGTTACCGATGCTGTGTTATATATTTTCCAATAAGGACTATAGTTTGTACCTGGTTCAGGATAACCTATAAAGTCATTACTTGTAATAGGAATGTTTGGTTGAGACCACTCATTCCAGTTTTGTACTCTTCCAGGAATATGGAAACCATCTGTTTGTTTTCCATTCTTTAATAGAAAGACTATTTCAAATGCATACACCTCATCACGTAGATACCCACGTAAGTTTGTAGCATTAATTTCATCAGCATAGTTTTCATTAGCAGGTAGTCTATATGTTTCCCATTCAACAGTTATTTGATTAGCTATTGATTGATAGTTAAGTCTACTGATAGATGTAAGATTATCCCATACAAGTATATCTTGTACAGATGTAAGATCTTGAGCTATTTCATAATAAGGAAACTTCTCAAATATATCATTGATAGCTAATTGTATTGGAGATTGATCACTTCCAGTATATGTAACTTGATCTGTAGGTTCTTCAATAAAATATGTACCTACTAACTCAACAGATGAACCATTGTTAATTGTTTTAATTACAGCTAAGTTGTAGTATTGAAACTGTCCTGTAATATCAAGATCTGTTATGTTTACAATAATAGATTTATTAACATTAGTATTAAAATTAACTGTTGTTAATTGCTCATCCATTATAGGTGTAGGATTGGTAACTGAGTAATACGATGTATAACCATTACCTGAAGCATCACAATACTGTATAGCAAACTGATAAGTTCCTGATATAAGTTCTCCTCCATTTCTCACTTCATGAATTTTAAGTTGAGGAATAGTGAAATTAGGTTGTATTTTAATTTGATTACAATCTAATTGATCTGTATATACAGGATCACAAAGATTTGTACCAGATTGTAATAGGTAAGGAATATCATTTATATCTAAATATCTTCTTGGATTTAATCCATCTGTCCAATATATTTCTATAGTACAATTAGTTATCTTGTGTACCACTTTATGTATTGGATGGTTTAAATTAAAATTTAAACATGGAGCACTAACTAATGTATGATAGATACAATCATTATTATCCATATATCCTATCTCTGATCCACCATCTATTGGATTGTGAAGGAAGTATATATGTTTGCTTTTTTCATTAATGAAATGAGTCCCAATTAATAAATAAGACTTTGGAAATGTAACACACAGATCATTACCTAATTCATTCTGATAGTTAACTATGTTACCATCAAAATTTTCAACATTTGCATTTAATGCATAGGTTAGTGAACCTTGTTTAACTTGATTGATAGAACTATCTAAGTTTAATCCAGTGGTTGCACTATTTAAATTTGGAGTTATATTACTCTTTGATTGTTCTTCAGCCATGAGTATTAATTATTACGTCTTCTACCATATCTATTAGTACGGTTAGGAAGCTCATACATATTAAATCTTTTAAGATCATTTTTGATCCTTCTTTGTTTCTCCCAAGGAGTTTGTTTCTTCATTTCAATCTCAGCCATGATATAAGCTTCTTCATAAGCTTGTTTATGATAGACTAACTTCTGTTGTAACTGATTGAAAGTTTCATCATTAGTTTGGTTAGTCAATGTTTCAAATATCTTAAACTTAAGGAATGCTTCTACGTACTCTCTAATACGATAGTTATCAGGAATCATTTGATTTCCTATCTCATCATACTCTGTAGCATAGAATAATAAATGTACAGTACCATTTCTGAAGTTGGTTACAAACTTATTATCTCTAATGTCAAAACTATCATAGCTAGCAGAACCAGGAGTGAATTCATGAATAGGAGGAGCTTCTGCATAGAAGTCCCAGTTGTTAGTGTATTCCACTCCACAGTTTTGTCTTGCAGATATGTTTCCAGGCTTAAGTAAATACTCATGAGTAAATCCTCTAGCCACAGTGTTGTTTGTTTTATATACAGCTTGAACTAATACAGGCATACATGTACCATCACATTGTGGAACTTGACAACCAGGTCTATTACAAGGAGTTCCTCCAATAGTTAATGGAGCCACTTGAATAGTAGTTGCACTAGCTGCTTGTGAATAGAATGAGTTAGCTGATTGATATGGATATCCTGCCACTTCTGTACACATCCAAGCTTCTCTTACAGCATAGAAGTTGTCAGGAAGTCTTGCTTGGAAATCTTCTATAAATAAGACTTCTTCACTTATTACAAATGTGGTTCTTCCTAGCTTCTTAAGACACTTGTCTAAGTAGGTAGGAAATAAAAGATCGTCCACTGCACCAGTATCAAAATAGCTTTTAAGCTCTTCTTTAACTGTTGAGTAGACAGGCTCTGGGGATACGAAATTATATTTATAGTAGTATGACATAGTTCATTATTTTTTCCATTCTTGGTAAATATTTTGGTACTTGTCGTTGGTCTTTAAGTAATGTGATAGAAGTCTTGAAGTGAGTCTAGAAGGTTTGAAATACCATAGGTCAGAGTTTTTGAAACGTGAAGTTTGCTTAAACCACATCCAACCAAAAAAATAACCTTCCGTATGATAATTAAAGTTATATATAACCTTTCCTTTCTCTTTAGTCTTTTGCCAATCAATTGGTAAGTTAACAAACTCTTTACCATCTACATTGTTTTTTAGCCTTCTTCTTTTCTTTTTATTGATTGAGAACTCTCCAAATCCAAAAGGTAGTTTTACTCTCTCACCTGTTTCTAATATATATTCTTTAAAAGATTCATTGTAGGTATATAATATATTTCTCCATTCATCATAAGTAAGTTTAATATCTGAATGTTTTTTGCAGAAATTATTATAACTGTCCTTACTAGAACTTCTCCAATCAATCTTTGTTCTCATTAATTAGTTGGTTTTGAGTTTGGTGCTTGACCATCTATTCCTTCTTGACTTACATCTGTCTTAAGATTGAAATATGTAGATAGAAGTTTTTTAGATGTTAGTTCTAGCACTTGTTGTTCTAGATATCCAGGAAGAGGAAACTCTTTATCTAATGGATTCATACATAACTGTTCGTTTGTATATTCTGGTGTACCACATCCACATTCTGGATACATGATATCATTCTCTACATCTTCTTCAAACAATGCTACAAATCTAATTGCTTTAAGCAAAGGATTGTTTACATATAAATATCCATTAGATATCCAATAGTATTCTTCATTCTTGATTACAGGAAGCTTTAAAAGATTTATATATCTATTGATAGTTATTTCTTTTAACTTCTTTCCTACACCACTCATAGCGTTAATAGAATAAACTCCTTGTATTACATATTGGTAATTACCTTCTGATATACGTGGAAGCTTAAACTTAGTTCTAGATATGCTACATTCATCTACATAATTACAACATTCAGAAATAGATACCTCTATCATTTCCAAACAAGGAATGGTAGTAAATAATGTATCAGTTGCCCATAACTTTCTAAGATTGGTTTCTCTTTTGATTAATAACAAAGAGTTGTTTCTTATCTCAGATGCGATTGCTCTATCTGTAATAAGACTATCTGTAGAAAGTATCTTGTGGACACTTCTAACATCACTGACTAATTTTCTTAATGTTGCCATAATTATATTCGAGTTTCAAACTCTGCTATCTTACCTAGATTAAGATCATAGACTAAAGCAAGAGCTGCACGTACTGAGTGTACGAAGTTATTATCTAAGTGCCATCTATCAGTTCCTGATAAGCTAGGCATTTGTTGTATTCTTACTCCCTTTACCTCTTTAGCCATATAGTGATGTTTATCACCTGTATGTATCTCTCTGTATTTAGCATTACCAAATGCTTGACTATATTCTGGATGTGTGGCAAACAATAATGGTAAGTCTTCTAACTTACAATTACCATGGTGCCAACCAATGAATGTATTTCCTAACGATATTGCTTTTATTACACTATGGTCTCTTATAAAATCTACGTCTACAGCTTCTTTGAAAAATACATCTAGTGCATGAGCTAAGTAAAAAGATTTAGTTCTGTCATGATTTCCTTGTACTAAGACTACTACAACTTGATGTGAATGAGCTCTTAACATATTGATAGTATCAACTAGTACATTAAAACCTAATTCATATTCTTCTGAGTAATCCATTATAGTGTCCTGTGGAGTACCATTTGTAGTTTGATGTTGATAGTTATCAGTGTGAAAGAAATCGTTCGATATAGGAAGCACTACAGTGTTTATATCATAGTTAGCTTCCACTTTATTAATCAAAGACTGAGCCACATTGAAATATCTCAAAGCTCTAGTTGATGGATCATTATCACCATCTATTGTTTTCTTAGCTAAATGGTAATCAGCTATAGAGATTTCCACATTCACAAAATCTTTGTGTACTTGAAAATCTGGTTTGGTAATCTCTATGTTAGTTGGTTTGTATTTTTCTAAGAATCTAGCAAAGTCCTCAGGAGAGTAATCTTTTGCTTCTTTCTTCTTGGAGAAGACTGAGGAAGTAAACTTCCCACTTGGTAACATCTTAGACCAGTAGTTTGTAATTACATACTTATCTAAGTTTATCTTATGTAGCTTAGCTAGTTCAATATCATCTTTAGGTTCATAGTCAGTAACTATTGTACTTTCCATTGTTCCTCTTTCTAGGTTCACTTTACGTTCTCCTGTGTAGTTTACTGTAGGTTCAGTATCTTTTTCTTTAAGTTCTCTCATGAGCTCATTGACCTCAAATTCACTTATTCCTAATTTCTCAGCATAGAATTTTTTACTTTTCTTCTGGGTTAACAACTCTTCTAATCGGTATAACAAGCTTTGATTTTCAGACATATGTACTCATATTAGTTAAAAAATATTGTAAAGATAAACAATTGTTTTTATATATTCCAAATAATTTTAGTTAGAGATGGAATTATTTATAACTAAATTAGTTATAAAACAAAAACTCCCCAAGAAGATCTTGAGGAGAAAACTTGTAAAACCAACAAAACAAGATTTTTTTATTAAGGTAGAGTTGTAGAAGTGGTTGTTGTTGAACTTGTTGAACAAGTTCCTATGATGCTCATAGATTCACTACTACTCATTATAGCCAATGCACAAATAGTATATGTGCAAGATGGGCTAACACATGTATCATTAACTGTTTGTATAATTCCATCACAATCTATAAACTGTGCTGTAAATGTAGTGGTGTAAGGATCACTTTCAAATTCATAACAAGTGTTAGGAATAGTGGTAGATGTAGTTGTTGTGCTACTTGTACTACTAGTTGTACTTGTTGTAACATAGACTGGTACATCAACATAGTTGTTACAATCTTCTGTAGATTGTATTCTTATGATTGTTGCATAATCAGGAACTGCTGAAGAAGCAAACCCTGAAAGTAATGATGCTTTACTTACTCCTACAGCAAATGCTGATGTATATGCATCAAGATCTGTTAGTAAGTTGAAGGGGCCTGTATCAGCCCCAGCAACTGTTAATGTTATTAATACTGTCATTAGTTTTAAATTTATTGGTTATTAAGGTGTACAATTAGTATTTATTATTGTTACTGTTGCGGATCCACAAGTAATAACTGGAGGTAAACCACCACCCCAACTACAGAAATTATATGGATCTTGTCCAAGCGATATAGATTGAGGAAACATTGTATGTGGTGCTTCACAAAGAGGATATTCAAATGATACAGCTCCTGGACATGAACCATTATCTACTAAATCAGAAAGTACATATGACCAGCAATCTCCAGTTGGAAGTCCACCTGTACAATTACCATCTGCTATTGTGTATGCAGGATAATTATCACTTGTAATTTCTCTAGCACATATAACAGTTGGAGGTGACTCAATATCTACAGTTACAAATGCTGGATCACCAAGACAATCAATATACTCTATATTGTGTGCATTTGTACCATTCCAATTTATTATATATTGTAAACATGCTAATGTAGTAGTTGTTGTCGTTGTTGGTGCAGCTGTTGTAGTGCTAGTTGTTGTAGAAGTACTAGTTGATGTACTTGTACTTGTGCTAGTAGATGTGCTGGTAGAAGTACTTGTGCTTGTAGAAGTTGATGTACTAGTAGATGTACTAGAACTAGTAGTAGTGGTAGTTAAATTGATTGGTATATCAATATAATTTGTACATGTTCCTGTAGATCTCACTCTAATTATAGTTGCTAAATTAGGTACAGCAGATGATGTATAACCAGCTTGTAAAGCAGCTGCAGATATACCTGTTGCAAATGGTACTGAATATCCATCTGCATTTGAATAAAGATCGAAAGGACCAGCGTCCCCACCAGGTGGTATAACCAATGTTATTAATGTTGTCATATTATTAGTTTATTATTAATTTATATAAATCAAGGTGGAGTTGGATTTGGGATCTCACAATAAGTTGGATTACCACAAGTAGTTGGAGTGATATTTACAATAGCTGAATCTGCAGTTGACATTACATTATTATCTATCACTGTACCACAATGTAATGTAAATGGAGAAGCAAGTATAAAATATTGGAATACTTGACCAACAGTTGCAAATGAAGCATTATACACTACATCTCTATAACCTAATCCATCACAACCATCTAATCTAATACAACGATAAGGAGCAGGAGGAGCAGTTGTAGATGATGTTGTTGTAGAACTTGTTGATGTTGTTGTAGAACTTGTTGATGTGCTTGTACTAGTTGATGTTGATGTTGATGTTGTTGATGTTGATGTTGATGTAGAAGTAGAAGAACTGCTTGTAGTAGTAGTTGTAGGATCTGGAAGTTGATTAGCAACTCCTGTAAATGCACAATCAAATGGATCTGGTAATTGATTAGCAGTTCCAGTGAAATCACATATAGGACAACATATAGCAAGTTGATTATATATATTTTCTATATCCTCTGTAGCAATCATTACATCTTCTGTAAGATTTGTTATATCTTCTGTAAGTGAATTTACATTAGCTTGAGCAGTGCATATCACTGCATCAAACTTAGCAAGGATTGTATTTAAACCATCACATGTATCTACATCTGTACAAGGAAGTGGAGTGCCATTATATGTGACAGCACTCGTTCCTAGTATTGTTGTATTATTTATTTGAGAGCAGTTAGCCATTTTATAAATTTATTTAATGTTTATGTAGGTATACATGTAGCATTCACTGAACAATCTGAATATAGAACATTGTATGTACTAGCTATAGCAGGGAAGTATATAGGTACATTATTTTTATAATAGAATAGTTGTATAGTGTTTATTGCTGATGTTTTAATACAGAAACCATCAACTCCTGCAGTTGTATACGCAGCATCTACTTCTGAATCATCACATCCACTATTTTTTGAAGTTCTTAAATAAACTGTATTGTTAGCTAAACCTAACACAGGTGTGTTACCTGTAGCATCATCTAAATCTGTTTGAGATATAGTGACTTGCATACATGTACAACCATAAGGATAAGCTGTTGTACTTGTTGTAGAAGTAGAACTTGTTGTGCTACTTGATGTACTAGTTGTTGAACTGGTTGATGTACTGGTTGAACTACTAGAAGTAGTAGTTGTAATCTCACTACATGTTGTAATACTTACAATATATCCATCTACAATTTCTGTTACTTCACAAGGTTCATGATTTGTAATATAAAAACCATTAGCTAGTAATTCACAACTAGTTCCTGTTCCAGCATAAACAAGTTGACCAACAGCAAATATAACACTTTGTCCAAATAAAGAAGTTTCAGCAGGACCAATAGTATTTACATAAGAACATGCAGTACATGCTTCTAACAATGAACCAGTGTAATCTACAACTCCTGAACCATCATCGTATGAATTAAAATATTCTATAGTTGTTAGTCCTTGTGGTCTACATCCTGAATAAGAAGTGGTGGTACTTGTTGTAGGTTCAATTGTTGTACTTGTGGTTGTTGTACTACTAGTACTACTAGTTGTTGTTGTGCTACTGGTTGTGCCTTCACAAGGTCCTTCTGATGTAATACTTCCTAAAGTGATAATAGGGAAAGTTTCTGAACAAAATATAAAAGGATTATCAAAATCTCCAGCTGGTTGAGTTATTATTATATGAGTATCACCTTCTCCACCACATTCATCCCATTCTATAGTTACTAAAGTTTCTGGATTAATACCTGTAAGATTCCAATTCCATCTTGTACAAAAAAGAGTGGTAGTTGAAGTGGTTGTAGGATCTGCAGGACATGATTTATCAATACAATTTTCTCCTATTGTAATAGTAACATTAGGACTACTAGCTTCTCCTTCAGATCCACAAACTTTTATAATTTGATTAGGAAGTATTTGAATTGGTCTACTAGAACTATTATCACAATCTAAATAACTTATAATATGACTTACATCACCCTGATTTTCAAATGTTAAACATTCACAAGGAATAGCTGTAGTTGTTGTGGTGGTAGTTGAACTTGTACTAGATGTGCTAGTAGATGTTGTTGATGTAGTACTACTAGTTGGAGGAAGACAAGGACCGTTTGGTGTAACAATAATAGTTCCAGGAACAGTTAAAGGACTGTCTGTTACAACACAAATATTTGTATCTCCTGGGTTTAATATAATAGCTTCTGGCTCTCCTGTATCACAATTAGTAATAATTATAGCTACTGGATCAACTCCTGTATTATCTAATGAGAAGTTTTCACAAGGATGTATTGTTGTTGTACTTGTTGTAGTAGAAGTAGAACTTGAACTAGTACTAGTAGTGGTTGTACAACATTCACCTAATTGATTATATATATTAATAATATCACCATTGATAGTTATTATCTGTGTAGTGATATTAGTAACTTGATTAGTTAATATATTAATCTGTGTTAGTAGATTACATATAATCTGATCAATCTTTTGTAATATCACATTAAGTGTATCACATGGTTCAGCAGTGGTACAAGTTAATGCAGGACCATCATAAACAATAGTACTAGAAGCAGTTAAATGAGTACTACATGGATCATTGTTATTACAACCACTATTAGTGATTGTAGAACTACATCCGCAAGGACTATTCAAAACTACATCTGTACAGCAAGGATTTACTGGTAAATATGGATATGCCATCTTATTGATTTATTAAGGTCTGTATTGAATATAATAACAACCTAATCCAGGTTGGAAGTTCTCATGTGATAATCCTCCTCCTTGTGATGCTATTGTTAATGTTGTATTTGCTGTTAATGTAACATTTTCATTAGTTAATGTAGTGTTCACAGGAATTGATGCTCCAGCTGATCCAGTTCCACTAGAAGTAAGTTGACTACTTGTAAATGGTACTTGAGGAGATATTACGTGTGTGTGAGGATTAGGAGATATAGCAGTGGTAGCTGTACTACCAGGGTGAGCATGTGCAGGTAGTTGTGCTGCAGTTAATGTAACACCATTTGTACCTAATGGTACATTTAATGTATAATTAGGATTACCAAGTGCTGGATCAACTTGAGGAGAATATGCACTACCACCAGGAACAGCTGTAACTCCTACAGGAACTCTACCTCTTAAATCAGGAGTTCCATTTATTCCATTACATAGATATATTTTATCCCAATCACCAAGTCCTACTCCTGTACTAGAAAAGTTACTTAATGGTCCAAAATAAAGAACAACAGAATAAGGAACCATTCTATTACTAATTAAATTAGCAGTAGAAGAATGTGTAGCTAAATAGTTAGCAATATAAGCATCTAACTCAGCACCATTACTTGAATAGTTTAAAGTTAGATCAGCTGCAAGAGCTACTAAATTAACTTCTATTTGACATAATTTATTTATTACAGCTTGTACAATAGCATGTGTATCTGAAGATGCTGTAACACCTGTTAAACATCCAATTGTATAATCAGCATTCAATGTAGCAAGATCTGCATCAATAGCATCTACTTGTTCTTGAAGATCACAAGCAGCTTGTATAAGAGCTTTTGATATATCTACAATAGAAAGATCTCCACAAGTAGGAAGATATTGTTGCACAAGATCACATACCACTGTAGTTCCAAGATCTATCTTCACTCCTGTACCATCTAATGTTGATACAAGGAATGTAATCAATGCTTGTTCTACAAATGATAATGAATCACCTGTTTGAATTCCTAGGACAGGAACATCTATTCCTGTATATTTAACACATCTGTCAGAGACAATCTCTGTACATCCGTTATAACAATTTGAGCAATTGGACATATTATTTATTTTTATTGTTAATTATTTATTAAACGTACTGATAATCCAAACACTTTTGAAAGAGTATTATTAAATATCTGACCAGAAGTGTTAGTTAATTTATATGTATTACCATCAGTAGATGTAGAGCCATCAGCTGCCCAGTGCACTGATTCATTACCTCTTTGATCAAACACACCTAAATTATTTATAAAACCTCCAGGAAATGCGGTAAATCCACTACTGTTCGTAGCATCTGTATTTGGAGAATTCCAACCCCAAGGTGATAGACCAATATCTTTCATAGCACCTCCTGCAACAGTATTGCTACCTAAGTAACTAATTAAAGTATTCCATTCTGCAGTGGTTGGAACATGTTTTCCAGCTGGGGCTAATCCTCTCGGATCATTTATAGCATACCAGTTATAAAGTACACTACCACTATTAGGATCATTATTATACCAACACCAAGCGCCTGTTGTTAAGTTTGCCCATGTAGTACTATTTGTAACTTCTGGTATTGGATCACCATTAGCATATTGAGTAACTCTTAAATCTGATTCATCCCAAGATTGTGTACCAATAATTACTGGAGAATCTGAAACACATAAACCTTCTGCTGTTATAATTCCTACAGTAACAACAGGAGAAATTCCAGAACAGAAATTTGACCAAGCATCAATAAAATTTGCAACTGAATCTGTTAATGTATAAGGAGTAGGAGGATCTAAACATTCACCAAGTTCTATAGTTGTTTCAAGTAATGGATCTATACCTGTAAGATCCCAATTATATTGTTGACAATAATAAATATTAAATACAGCACATTCTGGAGCTTGTGATGCTCCGTTTAAGCTTTGTCCTACATTTGCAACAAGAGTTAATACTTCTGTATCTAAATTAAGACTAAATATTTGACCATTGTTATCACAAACATGTATTACTCCTGCATCTATATATAATCCCCAAGGATTAGTTATAGAAGAAATATTAATATCTACAAGTATTGCTCCTGTAGAGTAATCATGTATAGTTATGTATGTATTACTTGTTATATTATCTACGTAAGAACAAACTAATTGATTTGATGTAGTGTAAATTAAATCTCCTGAAATATCTCTATTTACAGGCATTGGGAATTTACTAGTTATTCCTGCAGTTGTAGTAGTTATATCAACTTCAACAATGTCAGTTCCTATTGAACTAACTAATGTTACATCATCAATTGCTGTCATACCTGAACCAAATGTTCCAGAAGCTAGATTTATGTTTTTATTGTATGTAGCTGCAAATGGACAGAAATTATTTATATCATATTCAGATATATCTGTTTGTGTATACAACCATAATTTATTTACTGTGTTTGCAATATCACCAGTTATAGGAATAGGTCCTGAAATTTGTGATGTTAAATCAGTTGTTACACCATCTTTATATATAAACACACCACTACCTTTACTAAATAAAGGAAGACATTCTGTTACACAGAAAGGTATTCCAGTAGTTGTACTTGTTGTTGTAGAAGTTGAAGAACTAGTAGAACTTGTAGTAGTGCTTGTAGAACTTGAACTTGTAGTAGTAGTTGATGTACTTGTAGAACTAGTTGAACTTGAACTTGTTGTAGTAGTTGTAATTCTTTGAGTTGTACTAGTTGTTGTAGTTGAAGGATTTAATACAATTGTAATATCACAAGGTTCTTCTAAACAACGTTCTAATTCATTACATCTACTAACACATCCTAATGTAAGACGTATCACTCTACTAGCTATCATCTTAACTGAGTACTGATGTACGTAGTTAGGATTACAATATTTATAAGTTAATATTCTTCTGTAGCCTATTAACTGAAGAATGTCACCAGCAGGTATAGGTTTGTTCAACATATATGAAATATTGTTGTACAAGTTATTACCAAGTTCTGCTAACTTACAATCTATCTTTTTAAGTAGAGAAGGTATATCAGCACATTCTGGGCAATCATTTAGTCTTGGTGATAACATATTATTATTTTTTAATTATTTACTTTAGAAGCACAGTGTGCACACAGTCCATTTCTCAATTGACATCCACACCCCACATTAGCTCCACATGAATTACATTGTGCCATAATTAATAAAAGTTTATTAGGTAGTTGTTACCTGAACAACCACAGTTGGTTCTTAAAAAGTTATCTAACATATTATCTGCCTGTGTGTATAATGTATTTGATTCATATTCAGCACAGTTGTTAGCTGCAGCAATAGCTCCTTGAATAAAGAAGTTTATTGTGTTTAACATAACACTAGATTGTGTTTTAAGTGCTCTATCGCACTCCATCATATTTAATTGCAAAAACGCATTGTCAAACTTCTCTTGAAGTCTATCAACACGTAATATTGTTTTCTCTACATAGTTTGCATATGCAGGAGCAACAGAATATCTTAATCTGTACACTCCATCTGGAAGTGGTTGATTACAACCAGGATCTGTAATTCCTAAATTAGAAGATGTAAATACATTTAATTGGTCAGGAACAAAAGGTAAAATCTTGGTTCCGAATCCTGGTATATCAATCTCAATAGATGGTGCTGAGACCACTGGAGGATTGGTAGGATATACAGAAGCATCTGCAACACCAAGAGTATTAACATCGTAAGTAGAGACTACTAGTATATCTAATTGTAAGTTTGCCATGTTGTTTTTAAATAAATATGCCAGAGGAATATGAGTTATCCTCTTTCCCCTGGCATAGGTTATTATTAATTTCTACTTGTTAATTCTTAAGGTATAAGAGCTGTAGTTGTTGTTGTTGTAGTAGGAGGTACAGCAGTTGTAGTAGATGTAGTAGTGATACAAATATTATTATCTGGAACAGTTCCTAAAGCAGCTTCTAATACAGTTTCAATTGCAGCAGCAATACCACTTGTTACAGAGTTTGGAGCAGCGATAATCACTGTAGAATCTTCCATGATGTAATCACCCCATTGGTATTCAGATTTGTTATACTCATTAAATCTAATGTAGTATGTATCGTAAATAACACCACTAGATACCCAAGATTCAAAGTTCTCGTTATATCCATTCATTCTGTATAAGTGTTTCAAGTAACCTGCTTGGTAGCTGTAGAAGTTTTTCTCTAATTGAGCAATCTCTGCAGATGTACCAGTAGGATAAGAAGCACGTTGTGTAATTGTTTCAGCAGCAACTAAGTTACAAGCATCTGCAACAATAAAGTCAGCAGTAGTAGCAGGTCCAGCATATACGAAAGTTCTGAAAGAGAATCTATCATATTCAAATGGGAACGCTGCAATATCACAAGGTTGTCCATATACGGTTAATGGTTTCCCAGTAATACGTAAGATAGTTCCACCTATATTTTGGAATGTATAGAACGTGTTAAAGCTAATGTTATCAGGGTTGTTACCTGGAGCTTGTTGAGTTAATTTATTGATTAATAAATCAATAATAGTGTTTGCACTTACGTCATCACATGGATTGTCATCACAGTTACAACATGGAGCTTGAATAGTTACTGAACGAGTGAAACCATTGAAATACAAAGTGTTTACATAGCTAGAAAAACCACGTAAAGTTAACGTGATGCTTTCTCCACATTGTACAGTGAAATCAGTTACATCAGTAATTTGGTTAGCAGCTGTAGGACATCCTGTTGATTTGTACCATTCTGTTACGTTAGAGTTACAACCAGATCCAGAAGGGCATCCTTTGATCTTGTCAGATCTTTTAGAGCCTTGTAAATAAGTGTTTGTTCTACCTTGTGCTACGTAGAAATAAGGAGCAGCAGCGATATTCCCAGCAGTAGCTAAAGAATAATCGTTTCTAAAAATACCAACTTGTCCTGCAGTCAAGTTTTGTGTTGAGAAACCAGAGGCGCTAGGGAGTGCAGTCTGCCCAACTGGTACCACGAATAACGTGGTTAATGAAAAATCAGCCATTGTTTATTTATTTAAATGTTAATAAAGTTTATTCGTTTGTTTGTATTCTGAACTGAGCACTTTGTACTGCTGCAGCATTTTCAGTATACATTGCTAGATTTTGTACTGTTAAGTCTAACAGCTCATCCTCTAAATATAATTCAAGTTCACAATCAGCATCATAAGATGGAGTTCCATCTAACATGATATATCCTGTTTTATTTATATACACTGGGTATCTCATGTACATCATGTAAACTTTAGTTGGGATAAATGTACCATCTGTAAAGTAACTTATCTCATCTGATGACAAAGAGTTGAATGTTTCTTGGTATTCAAAACTTGGTCTATAATGATCGTTGTTTAATATAAACTGAAGATCACCATGTTTAGCAAGATCTCGATTAATCCAAATCTTTCTATCTTTACATCTACCTTTATCTGCTAGTATATATGAATCTATGTAGAACATATATTGTGGACTAAGTTCATGTACATATGTACACCATTGATTCAATTCAACATTCTTTAACGTAAGATCTAAAGGTTGATGATTGTAATTCATTATAAGACTTTGTAAGTCTTCATAACGTTTCTTAAATGAATCTTGTCCTAATTGACTAGCAGTACTAATACCATCAATCTTTTGTTTTATCAACTTGATCTGAGCTTCATTAAGAGCTAAGATCTTGTCTTCTAATTGAATCTGTTGATGGGCATTAGTTGATAGTTTATTTAGTTTCTGATCGATCTTGTATAATAAACTATCTACTGGTATCATATTCTTTTATATTTTTAAACTAACCTCTTAAATAGAAGCTAGTTTTTTAGTTTTCAATTTACCTTCTAATATCAACAACTCATCTTGGTTATCATCATCAGCTAGGAATTTAATTAAATCTTGTTCATCTTTAGCAATTTCAAATTCACCTTCGTAAACTTTACCATTTGGTTTAACTCTGTAAACTGAATGTGCAACTGCTTGTTTAATTAAATCTTGTATATGGAGTAAATCTTCTTTCATGTCAGCAAATCTATTGAACACTTCAACTGGATTCAATCCTGAATATTTACCATTCTTGAATTCTGTTTGTTTCAATACGTTATCTACTTGATTATAAACAACTTCTTCCATTGTATCTTCTGATACTGGAAGACCTAAAAGTCTTGCAACTTTACGTTTCTTCTCTTGAGTCATAGAATCAAACTTAACAATAGCTTTGTTAATCAATTGTTTTTTCTTGTAGATCACTGCATTTTCTATCTCATCATCAACAACATAAAATTGTGTATCTGCTGGATATTCTCCTCTTTCCCATGCTTGGTGAGAAGATGCAATAGTTGGATGTACTCTTAACCATGAAAAAGCTATCTCTTGAAAAGGAACTGCTAGGTCAAAGTAATTATCACCATCTAACAATTTAACTGGTTGTACATGTGTTTGATCATCTGTAGAAGTTGATAACCCATAATTCCAGAATTTTGAACGAGGTCCTAAATCAATATCACCTAACTCATTCTCAAGTCTTGCTTTAAGTTTAGTTACTCTTTCTATTTCTAACTCTCTTTCAGTTGGATCTGCAATTCTTTTGATATAAGTAGAATCTGGATCTAATCCTGTTCTATACTTTCCATCTAATTCTTTATAAGGATACTTGAATACTCCTGTTCCAGGAATTCTTGTAAATCCTTTTTGCGATAGTCCACTGTCCATTGTTTGCAGTTGAGAACTGTTATACTCACGTTTTATCGTAGAGATTTTGCCTGTTTTACCCATAATGTAGTTTAATTAAATATTTGGTTTATTTTAGAAGAGTGTTCCCATTGAAGGGAATGCGACTGTGAAACCACAATCCATCACTCTAGGTTTGAGAATCATCCCCTCTGGGAGGGAGAGGAGGTGAGGGGACTCATCTCGGAAAAAAGAGATGTGTGCTGTTCTATAATGGGAAGCAACACATCTACGTTTTCTTTATTAGAATTGTGGGATTTCCTCGATCAACACAGTTCTAGATAGATCTTCAATAAATACATCACATCTGTCTTTCATCCAGATTTCGTATCCTGGGAATTTATTAGCAGAACTCATACCTTGAGACTTAGCAAAACCTAAGTGGTGACGAGTACCATCAATATAACCCCATGTCATAGAAGGAGCACCTTTCATTCTCACTTCTCTAATGTTGTTTACCATTGATCCATCAGACATTGGAGAAACATCAAACACCATAAATACTGGAGTGCTCTTTTTGTTTTGTCCAAATTCTAAGTTAGATTGTGGTAAATCTAATTCTTTTAAGTGAATCAATTCAACACGTCCAGTCTCACGAGTTACCATTGCATCAAATGCAAAGTTGTAAGTGATGTGTTGTCCTTCTCCTTGCATGTATCTGTTTCCAGAATCAGCCATGAAAGTAAGACCTGAATTTAATGCATCTGTTTTTAAAGCTTGTTGGAATACATCGAATCCAGCCTCATTAGTATACATCTTAACACTTCTATCTTTCACATCCACTCTTCTGTAGAATAAATCTCCAAATACAGAACGGATTAAGTTAGCAGAGAATTCACCTCTATTGTATTGTACTAAGTTACCATTGTTTCTCATTCTGTGGTATACACCAGCAGATGTTCTTTTCAATTCTTGTTTAGAACCGTTAGTTTTAACTGTACCTGGTTTAGCCCAGATCATACGTTTAACTTTCAACTCTAACATAGATTTACGCATCCAGAACTCAATGAACGGTTCCCATTTAACATCATTACGAGTTAAAGGTAATTGGTTACGTCTTTGTGGAGCATACACTAAAATGTCAAGAGGTTTTCCAGAAGAATCTCTCATCATTTTGTCATCAGCCCATTCAGTGATTTTGTGCTCATATCCATATGCAGAACCTAAAGATTCGAACATTGTGATTTGCTCACCTAATCTTGGAAGACCTAATAAGTCTTGATCAAATTCACCAATAGCAGCATCAACTAATTCTAGTTCAACACCATACTGTAAGAAGATAGGATTAACAAAATCAACTTGTGGATTGTCACTTACTAATGTAAATGAATACAAGTAACCCATGTTCCATGGCTGAGGATCTTTGATTACATAGAATCTAGGACCGTACTGACGAGTACCTACAGAAATGATAGCATTTTTAGAAAACTCATTAGTATCTAAAATTAAAGAAAACTCTTGACCATCGATACCTGTTTTTCCAGCTAAGATAAGATCTTGCGTAGAAGTAGGGATGTCAATGATTTTTGGGAATTTGTAAGGAACAGCGATTTGCCATTTCCAAGCATCACTATTATTATCAATGTAATAAGGTGTGCTTTTGTTGATCATGTCAAGGAAGTCATTACTATACAATGAGCTTTGAGTATATAAAGAAATGATTTTCTTGTCATAATCAGCAGGCTCAGTAGAGTGAAAACTTTCCAAGTGATTTGAGTCAGTAAGTTTTCCTACCGCACGTTTGTCCATAGACGCTACACGAGCATAAGTAAAACCTGTTAAACCTGGGATTGTTTGAATTGCCATTGTTTATTCGTTTTTGTTGTTAATTATTTATTTTTGTTATAAGAACCATGAATTAGGTTTAGCTCCTGAACTAGTAGTTGACTTTTGTTTAGTCACTTGTCTTGCAACTTCTCCGAACAATTGGTTAGACTGTTTAGTCACACCTGTTCTTTGTATAGTTGATAATGTAGGATCTTTCTCCAACATTTTCATAAGTAGTCCTAATTTAACTTTTGTTGCATGGTTCTCTGGTCTTTTCATATCCAGGATAGCACGATCAAAGTCTGTTAGTGTTTCTCCTGTAGGAGTTTTCCACTTGTCAACTAATAAGAAGTCTTGTAGTTCTGTTGCTAATTTTGGATTGATAGGAATTCCATCAAACTCTTTTGCTTTAACCTTCTCTTGCAAGATGGTTTGTACATTGTCTATATATTGATTTCTGATTTGAGCTTTTTGTCTTAACTCAGCTTCAGATTTCTGTTCTAGTTGTTGTAACTTAGCTGCCTCTTTTTTAACTAACACTTTGTGGTGTTTAGTAGCTACGCTTTCAAGATCACCATAGTTTTGAAGTCTTTCGATTTCTGTTTCTACATCTTCAGCATCAAATCCTTGATCAGCTAAAGCTTGTTTCATAATTCTCATCTGATTGTTTTCATCACTAAGATCCATCTCAGCGAAATTAACTATCTGATTATATGTACCAAAATACTCCTTAGGATTAACTCCCTTTACAAATATGGCATCAAACGCTTCTTGGTAATCTTCTCCAAATTGTGCTATGAAGTTTTGTACCATTTCAGAGGCACCTTTTTTCTTCTCATTATTAAATCTTTCTAAGAACTCTTCTGCAGTGGTTACTGTTTCTGGATCTTCATCATCATCATTAGTGAATACACCTAGTTTGTAAAGATCATTTGCAAGAGCAGTGAATTGTGTACCTTCAGAAGGCTCATCCTCATCATCTGCATTATCATCAGCAGCAGCTACTGGAGCTTTTGCAGGTTTTGCTGGAGGTGGTGTATCATCTTCATCATCTTCATTATCACTTAAGAAATCAGCAATCATAGATTGTCCTTCTCCTTTTTCTTCATCTGTTTTACCATCAACGCTTTTAGGAGGAACAATGTCCTTACCTTTTTTCACTGCTGGAGCTTCAGGAGCATCAGGAGTATTTACGTCTTTAATAATAGGTGTAACATCTTCTGGATTAGAAGTAGATGTCTCAGGGGAAAACAAGTCATTTAATAGTTCTTGGTTACCCATTCCCATTTCCATAGTATCTTGGATACTAAAGTTACCCATAGTTTCTAAATTATCAGCCATATGTAGTTGTATTTATGTTTGGTTTTATTTATGTAAAAGTATAACAACACTATTTAATATCAAAGTGTTATTGGTTCATCTGATCCAATTTTCCAGATAATATAGCATTAATGTGTTTTTGCCCCTCCGAAGAGGGGAATTATTTTAATCTTTTTTGTTATTTCTGCCCTTGGCATTCTCTTTTGCAACAGCAAGATCATTGTCCATATTCTCTCTTGCCACTTGTAATTTGTCTTTCTCTATGGACATTTTATCAGATGCTTGTTTATTCTTAGCTTGTATATCAGCCATCTTTAATCCAAAGTCTTTGTTAGCTTTATTTTCTTCAGCATTTAACTTACTGATTTCCAATACATCAGGAACAGCATTAGCATTAATATCCTCTGATTCTACATTACCAAATCCTGTAGCTTGTATAATAGCAATCTTCTCTTTAGAGATTCTATCAAGTTGTTTTTGATAATCATCATTAGCTTGTTTCTCTTGAGCAAGTTGGGCAGTTTGTTGTAATGTAGCTTGAGCTTGTTCTTGTTGTTGTTGCATTTGTTGTTGTTGCAACTTGTTAGCTTGTTCTTGTTGAGCAATCTGTCTATCTCTAAGATCTTTAAATGTTTTCTTAAGTTCTCTTTGAGACTTAGTACTATATAGTTCCACTACATCATAAAGCGTGCCACCATTTTGAATAATGGCTTGAGAAAGTTGTCTAAGCTCATTAAACATTTGAGTGTCTTCTGGTCTATTAGTAAGGAACACTTTTAAGTCTCTGAATTTAAGATCTGATCCATTCACTTGTACGAATGCAGATTGTCCTTCAGAAGTGATGTATGAAAGCGTAGATTGTGGTTTAGATGATTCTACATAAAGAGCAGCATCTATAATAGCTTGATAGAATTGTCCAAGCACATACTCGTGAGCAACGAAAAGAGGCTCTGTTTGAGAATAACTTTGTTGCATAGCAGTGTTTGTTCCTGTAGCACTTTCAGATGCAGCTACAGATCCCATACGTTGTCTAGACATACCTACAAGTTCCCAACACTCTTGTTTCATTTGTTGAGCTAATGTATATCTAGATTGTATCTCCTGCGTACGTGTAAGATCAAGAGCTGTAAACTGATTGAATGAACTAGGAGATTTTAAGTTCTCTGGGCTGTCATCAATAAACACCACACCTCTATTACGTGCTTCCATTTCCCATATGTCAAGAGCATCTTGTGCATCTCCATCTTTAGGAATAGGAATATGTCTCAATGACATAAGCTGCACCTTACCAACTTCTTTCTCTAGAAGTTTGTACAATTGGTTCATACATACATTATAAATCACTTGAAAAGGTTTCATAAGATCTACAAGAGATTTAGCCTCTGTGTTCTTCACCTCATATGTTGTTCCTATAATAGGACAATAGTTTAATAATTTAAATGGTTTGATATGATAAATGTCTGGACCAATTTTAGTTCCTTGATACCATTCATTTACCCATCCCCATTCTAATGATTGTTGTGTAGGAACAGTTCCTGATTTGTATGATTCATCAACAATCAATGATTGCTCATTACCCATATCATCTATGTAGATTAACTTACCTATCTTTCTCTTAGAGATCCAATAGCTTCTAACCACTACATACTTATATCCGAATGAACTTACATTATTGGTAAGACCTAAGAAGTCTTTTAGTCCATCATTATTCTCTTTCATCTCTGATTCAATGATCATTCTTGTTTGTAACACAAGAGGGTCAAAGGTATCATACATTACAGAGTCTTGTCCAGGAATAGCATCTGGATTACCAAGATTAGATTCTCTAACATTGATCAATCCATAATCCTGAAGAGAGGAACGTAAGTGATCTATCTCTTCTTTAGTAAGATCTGGTATGCTTTCAATAATCTCTGAAAGTTCCATAACTTGTACTGTACCAGCAGCATAAGCTCCTTGAGCTCTCCCTGTGGGATCAGATATAAACTTTCTATCAGGAGTAGTAAGAAACCAAGTGTTCTTTGGGTTAGCCACTTCAACATTAAAACCAAGTTTTGAATTGTCTTCATATATGTGATAAAATTCTCTAGCAGATATCAGTAAGTCTCTAAACGCATCTTCAGATTTTTCTTTAATATTGAATTCAGCTTTCTGACATGTAAGAATGTGGTTGGCCCATTTCTCAGCAATAGATGTATAGCTATCTAGCTCATCCTTAACCTGTTCCATTGTCATTTGTTGCAATTGTTCAGGATCAATCTCTTGTCCTTGTAAAGCTGCTTTCTGAGCAAGTTGTTGTTGAACTTGACCAATAACATATTGTTGTAATGTATCTGTTTTGAATTGTAGTTCTTCTGCTTGACTATCATCATCAAAAGCTTTCACCCTAAATGTATCTGGTCTTTTAGAGATTTCTCCTACTAACTCATTTACAGGAGTGGTAACAATAGAATACATCTTCACGTATGCAGGAAGTTCTAAATCAGATGTTAGTACGTCTGTGAAGCTTCTCACCTCTGGTTCTTGATAGAAATCTTCCATACGTAAGATTCCTTTCATAAGATCATAATTCTTAACGAATGTATCTCTGTTCTTTACATACTCAGCATATGCTTTGTTAGAAAAATAATCCATTGTATTCTTTATCCAACTCTCATCCATCTTTTCCTTCTCTGTTTTGAACTGATCTGGGAAGATGTTTAGATAAGCATATCTAATGGTTGCGTCTTTTGTATATCTAATTATTGCCATTATGTAAACAATTTATTTTTTGGTGTGTTAAACATTGGTCTGCTTTCTGTAAACAGCCTATTCTTTTTGTTCTTCTTGAACATTGATTGTATTCTTACATCTTGCTCTCCTCCTATTTTTCCCATAATGGGATCTAGTTTCATAGCAAGAGCTATTGCAAGCTCTGCAGCAATGATTCTATCAAAGTTACCTGATTCATTATACTGAATCATCTCTTCTAATAGTACAGGATCAAATATCTTGGCCATACCCTTTATCTCAGACTTAATGTTTCCATCTTCATCCTTCTCTGTATGTATCACTTCTTCTGTATATTTCTTAAGAGCTCCATGTAAGAAGTCTCGTATTTTCTCAGAAGATCTATGTATTCCGTAATCCCTTCTAACAGTGGTGTTTGGAACTATTTCTTTTAACCAATCTGGTTGTTTCTCTAGATAATGAGCATCTCCTTTGGCTATCATGTAGTCTATAAAAGATATCTCGTCGTTCTCACATAGAGCTCTAGCATTGTAATACTTGATTAAATATCTAGCTTGCTCTTCCCATGTTTCTTTCTTCTCTGGCCTAGCACAATAGCTAGCTACAAACATATCTTGATACTTCTCTCCAGAAATAGCATGCATACGTTTGTATATATAGACAGATCCTAATGAACTAGAATATGCAGACTTTCCTTGTCTATAAGGGTCAATCCCTGCAACATATAATCCATATGGAGGACTATCAATTGGAAACTCATATATCACTACAGGAGCATCTTTCTGATCACTATTCTTGAGAGGGAAGTTTGATATAGGACGCTTATCTGTAAACTCATGTTTCACACCATCACCATCATCATATAAAACAACAGGTGTTCCTGTTCTTTCTTGTGCTAATAGTCTGGTCTTCTGACGTTTAGCTGCTTCTATATCAAAGATGTTTGTATCCTCATTCAAGAATATATCATCCACCTCTTGTGGATAGTACATCTTCTCTTTTAAATAAGCTAGTCTATCACCAGCTTTCTTTAATCTTTCAAGATTAGTATTTGTAATCTCATCTGCTTTCTCTTCATTAGAGACTAGCATCTTTACATTATGTAACTCAGAATCTGCTGGTTGTTCTAGATAAGCTCCTAAAGAAGAATCTTCCTTAGCTTCCATTCTATATTTATGGGAGATGAATAAGCCATGAATTCTTTGATCATCTTTAGCACTCTTATATTCTAAGAAGTTGAAATTCTCTACATCGAACATTAAGCTCTTTGCATCCATGAAGTTTTGCATATCTCCACCTGTACCAGTTAGAATTGGAGAACATCCCCAACCAAATGGTGTAGTAAAACCTGGTGTTGCAGCTTGTAATCCTCTTAGGAAATTACCCTTACCTATCTCATCAATAATAAGCCTTCTAGGTTTTGTACCTGCAATAGCCTCTTCATTGTTACCACCATCTAAGTTACGAATAAGGATCTGAGAAAAGGGGATTCTCTCTCCTGCTTTTGTCTTGATCCCTAATGTAACTTGGTTTTTCCAGTTGTCTTCTACCCTCTGCCATCTCCAGGCTTCTGGTAAGAAGTTTAATCCTTTGTCAATCTTATCTGTAATAAGCTTTATATCGGGAGCATTTAGTCCTGCTATAATGTTCTGGGAGTTCTCATCGAACGTTGCACCATGACCTATGTAGGAGCTCTCAATTACTGACTTAGCTAAACGACGAATGCCCAGTATGACTAGGCCTTTCTTTTCTGTATGTGCTCTATCTATTTCGTTTGTAATAATCCACTCGTTATCACGTAGATATGGGTTAGCATATTTCTGTGATATACGTCCTCTATCATCTATAATATCCACCTCTGTATTCCAGAAGTTTAAATGCCAATATAGAAAAGGGTTAATATATACTCCTCCCATTGTACAGCCATCAATACATAGTTGTTTATGATAGGCATAGAATTCCCTATACTCCTCTGAATCTTTCTGTGGAACTCTCTTCTGATTGATGAACCAATCCTTGTAATCAATACTTTGTAAGCCATCTAACATTATCTTCTACCTTTTAAGAAATCTTCTGCCATACTTCCTAGCTCACCACCACCTCTTATAGGTACCACTTTAGCTTCTTCTTTCTCACGTAGTTTCTCTACTTGTTCTAAGAGAGCTAAATAGTTCTTCATTGTCTCTTGTACAAACTTACCCTGTGCTTCAATAGATGCAATCACCATAGGCATTGCTCCACCAGCTTTAGTTTCTTTCCATTTGATTCTATCCTCTAATGTATGTAAGGGATTAGCATCAACGTATTGTTTCCAGCTTGATAACTGTTCTTCAGCCCAATCAAGTTCTGTATTTATATATGTAGTTTTCTTTATTGCCATTGTTTTGTTTTTTAGTATTCCTCCTCTTCCTCAAAGATGCTGTCTAAATTCATGCCATCTTTTATAATCTCCTCTATCTCTTTATCATCTATGTGAGGACCATCTATGTTAAGTTCTATTTCATACTTCTGTATAGCATACAAGAACTCTTTGTCAGACACACCCCATACATCTGAATATTCATCCAATGCTGTGGAAATATGTCTTCCTATGTTATACGTAGGATAGGCTTTTTGTAAGCGTACCAATGTTTGTACAATTTGACGATAGTAGTTAGGAGCTTTCATTATATAAGATCATTTAAATCCTCTTCAGATAGTGATGCAGGTCTTTCTCCTTCCATATCCACTTCTATTTCCATCTCACTATCATCTGTCATATATTCAGGCTTCACTGTTATTTTAATAACATCAATTGGTCCTTCTTCTCTGTTATCTTGTTGTCCTGATATATCAATATAATCAGCTCCCTCTTCAAACAGATTTGTAAGGATTTGTATAAGTCCCTCTAGTGGTATTTTACGTAGTGAGTTCATCTGGTAAGGATTGTGCTACCCATTTCTTCAATGGGCATTCGCATGTTAAACATTTTGTTTTAGCAGACAATGTACATCCGCATTCTGCACAGTGTGCATCTGGTCTTAATGATTTGTAATCCTTCTTATTAGAAGAATGCTCATCACAAGCTCCACATATAGCTAGTCTTTCTTGACTAACCTGTTGTAGGAAAGATTTTTCGTTCTCTTCAGGAAGAAGATGATTCTTCCATCCCTCATATATTTGTCCCAGGCTCATCTATTTTTGGTTTTAATGTTTTAATACTGGATTCAATGATTTGTAGTTTTAGCTCTACAGCATTTCTCTTTGTAGCTGTTATCTCTTGATCTAATAATGTATTCTCGTATGCTTGTTTAATAGCCAACAACTTATTGTATTGTGCAAGAGCTTTCTTCTGATTGAAATAGAACTTACCAAACCCAGAGATCTCTACACTCTTATGTATATTCAATGCGTCATTAGCAGAATCAAACTGATGTGTTACAACAGAATCAATAATCTTCTCTGATATCACCATATTAATGGACATCCTCTTGATGATCCACTCCTTCACTGACATTGTTGATGGTCTCTTCATGTAGTAGTTTTATTTCTAATATTAAATCTTTAGTGAAATCAATAGAGATGACAGGATTCACCTTCACCTTACCATTCTCCTTGATGAATATACCTATTCTCTTAAGCTTACTGATGATGTTGTTGATTGATGGAGATGTACTGTTGTATGTCTTACAGAACTCTTCTCTCACATTAGCATAGGTGATGTTTCCCTTAATAGCTGTAAAGGATATGAGTTGTATCTCTCTTTCTGTTAGATGTAGATTGTTTATAGCAGATAGAATACTATAATACTTAATAGCTAGTTCTATATCTGTACTTACATCTTTCTTAAGTCTTTGTACTATCATCTTGATTTAGTTTTGACAAAGATATAGAATAAATATTTACAATCAACATATATATAAGAAATATTTATTCCAATGCTATATTATGAAAACTTTATATAGATGTATACAAAAGAACTTCTATATCTAAGAACAAACCCACCCACCCGCCAAAGGTATAATATAATTCTTATACATTCCAAACTTTTTTTCAAAAATTTTTTCCCAAATTGGTAAACCTATTGTGTATGTGGGTGTGTAGAGTACTTCCAATTCGCTACCCCACCTACGTTTGGGTGAGCAGGGTGCTCCCCCACTAAATCCATTAAAACAGAACAAAATGGCAATTCAAAAATTAAACGCTACAGAAGTAGCAGAGATCCAAACAGATGGTAAATTATTTCCTTACGCTAAAGGAACAAAAATGGAAGGACAAAACTATCGTCGTTACATTTATGAAGGTAAAGTTTTTATCAGCAACGATGAAAACTTTCACAATGAACTAGGAGCAGGCGGAATTGAAAGCCTAAAGATTGAGCCTAATGATGAAGGTAAACTTGCTATGGTAGGTTATGTTACCTTTAAGAAGATGATCGGCGTTAGAAGAAACCAATTGACATTGGAAGCAATGACTGTTGAGAACTTCAAACCAACTGCAATGGTTAATGCAGACGAGTATGCAGGGCTAGAATAGCCCTGTTTTACTCATATATAAGGGTGGAGAAGAGTCATGGGTGGGTGAAATAATTCCATTCATGACTTATTCCTTATATATATGTATAAAAACTTTTTACGAGGGAGAAAAAAACTTTTTCTTGAGTGTAA